GGAATTGTGTATGGACTGCCGGGGTAAGTACCTAATGGTCGGGTGGTTTCGCCTGTATTGTACCCTGTAGTATTTCTCCGACCTGCGTAAGTAGTGCCAAAGCTAATACTACTGTCGTACCCGTAAGTATCACTGCCACTTGTACCAGCGGTAGCGTACCATTGAGCGTCAGTTATATACACTGTGTTAGAGCCACACGTCATACGAATAACATTACCAGAAGCACTTTCTCCACCTAACGCCCTGACAAAATCAGTGGCTAAACGAGCCATACCACGAGAACCTGCGGTGGTACTTGAGCCTGTATCAGTTAAACCTTGCGTAGGAGAATATAATGTACCTACAGCGGCTTCACCTAAACTATCACCAACAATTTCATAAGTAGAATTGTATGATCCGCCTGTCCCTGCATGTCTATAGAACAGCATATAACCGTCAGCGTCTATATAAACTTGTTGGGCGGTGAATCCAGAAGATGTTTTACCTGTTATCCAGTATCTTCCCGCTGTAAATGATGAGCCTAAAGCATCAATAATATCAGAACCATATTCAGGTGCTAAAGCTGCTGTTGAGCCATCGAGGACAACATTTGACATTTGCTGCCAAGATGTACCATCCCAGTGTTTTATAACGTTATCAGAAGTATTATAGTACATATCTCCTGCATTTGGAGAACTAGGATTAGAAGAAGCATTAGGCACTCGAATACGACTACTATCAGCTAAAAATGTGCCATCATTTATATTATTTGAATTAAGGTCTAAATTACCGCCTAGCTGAGGAGTTGTGTCACTAACAACGTCAGTGCTAATATTATCAATCTGAGTTTGATAGTCATCAAACAAAGCTGCTGTTGGACGTAGTTCAAAACGATCACCGATTGCGTAAGCACGAGCCGTAGTATTATCTTGTCCTCGTACTACTGTCATAGAGTCAGAAGAACGAGCAGTAACTTTTACAATTTCAATATTGTTAGATGTATCAACCAGTGTGCCAAAAAAATAGTCTCCTGCGCCAAGTGTAGGAAATCTAGCACCCTGTCCACTGTCGAGCGTAATCGTAGTATCCGTACTTGTGATACCTGCGGATATTGTTGCGTATCCGTTATTAGTTACCTTTACGCCCATATCTCTTTACTCCGTAGGATTATATCCTGTCATCGCTGTAACCTCATCTTGAGTAAGGCCAAGGTCTAACAGTTTTTGATTTCCGTTTGCTGCGTCTGTTGTTTTCTTTGTTTCGGCAGCAATTTCATCAGTGTTTACTTCTTCTTGCGCTTGGCTTATCGCTTCCCAAGTAACAGCAGCTGGCTTTGCGTCTGTTGACATAATGTTCTCATTGTCTGTGCTTTCTACAAACCATTCAACAGTATCTAAATCAGCAGATGATTGGATAATTGGTGTGTCTGGATGCGTTCTAAACGCAACATCAACATCTAATTTTGCTAGACATTTTGCTAAATCAATTACCATGCTCTCCTCCTATACTTCTATTTCCATTAAAGTAATTATGGTGTGACTGGTGTAATCAGCAAAACTAGTTCCACCGCCAGTCCTATTTATAAAGACAGAGTTTGTACCAGTACTACCACCGTTTAATTCTCTTACTACAAGCCTATATCTGATTGCCGTTGTGCTGCTGTTGTGGCTATCAATGATGTTTATACCAATGGCCTTTTGCGTGTCGTCTGCGCTCTCACCAGTGTATGAGTTAATACCCATTCGAGTGGAACCATGAAAAGCAACGCCACCTAAGCTTGATGATGTATTATCGCCATACACATAAACCAATCCTGTGCCATCACTATTATCTCTTTGCATCATAAAAGATGGATGAAAGTTAGAGCCACCAGATACTGTAATACCTCCAGTAATTAGTATTTTAGATGTTGTTGATAGTGGGGTGATTGCCATATATCCACTAGAACCAACAGCTGTATAAGCGGTTACTGAGCTACCCGGTTTACCTATGTTTTGAGAAGTGGCGTGATAATGCACAGCTTGCAAAAATTTACTGCCAGTACCCCAAGATTCATTTGTGCCGTCAGTAGTTAGAACTTTTCCTGCGTTACCAGTTTGAGATGGCAACGAGTATGGGGTTACTGTACCCCACGATGAGTTAGTCCCGTCAGTTGTTAGGTACTTACCACTGTTTGAAGTCTGTGAAGGTAGAGCAGTATCAATGTCAGTAGCATCAGTAATACCCTGCGCTGTAACACGAAGTTCAATTCGATCTGCAATCGCATACGCTCTTGCTGTCGTGCTTTCTTGACCACGAGTTACAGTTAATACATCACTAGAACGTGCAGTACATTTTACAATCTCAAGGTTGTTGGACGCGTCAATTAACGTTGCGTAGAAATAGTCACCAGCACCGAGAGATGGGAAACGTGCACCATGACCACTTGCTACCGTAATACTAGTATCGGAACTTGTGATACTAGCAGCCAGAGTAGAATGGCCGTTATTACTAAATTTGACGCCCATAATTTTACTCCTTAGTTAACAGTAACAGTCCAAGTAATACCTAAAGTATCAGCTGCACCTTTGTTAATTACAGAAAATACAGTTCTACAAAGCATATCACCACTTGAAGAAGCATTAAAAATACCTGCTTCAGTGATTGCTCCTGTACCTGTACCTGCACCAAATGTTGCTACATAAGCAACTGCGTTACTAGTTACAGTAGTTGAAGTCAAAGAAACTCGACCAGCTTCTGTACCAAGTGTTGCGTCACCAGCTGCTGCTGCAGTAGTGCCTGTACCGATTGCCATATGGCTCATAGCGGTAGCAGTTGCATCTTTCATTCGTGATGCGATATACTCTTTACCGTCAGTAACGACGATGTTAGGAACAGTTATTTCTTTAGTAACGTTCCCTTCTGGATTTGTAACGGTGATCTTAAGTTCACCTGTTACTTTGATGTTGTCATTAATCATACCCATCTCCTTTGTTAAACATAAGCTCCGGCACATAGCGGAGTTTCATTCATATAATGTCCACCGCATGTACGATCTTCCGTATCAGTATACATAAAGTTGACAATTAGTCCAGCGTTTGTTAGCTCGCCGTAAGTTATTGTATCAGCATTAATAACTGCGTTGTTTATTCTTTCTGCAGCCCCTATAACACCCGTATTTGGTAGCTGTTTTATAGTATCTAAAGCACTGGTGTGCATGAACGTATAGTTCATGCTTGTATGAAGCCCATTAACCTGTGCTTCGTAATCTACATCACGGAACCTAAAGGCACTTTGTACAAACTCAAGTGCATACCATCTGACTGCATCACCTCCTACACCACCTAATAAACCTTCATTAAACATACCAGCGTAGTCTTCATTCATCAGATAACCGGTATCTACTAGTCGTTCTGCGTAATCATCACCTATACCTTTATGGTAACCACGGAGAGATGGTGACTCATTACCATCGTTCATGTAAGCAAAATCAGGGTATAGATAACTAGATTCACCAAGTATTAGATTTAAGTTAATACTTTCAGAAGCTGTTGCTGTGTCTGAATAGGCTACAGTTACAGCAAAAGTATTGATAGTTTCTGATGGACTAAACGCATCTGATAGTGGGTGTGTTGGACTAAATACAGCAGACTCAGTTACTGAAACTGGATCAGCGTCAGCATCTGCGTCGCTACGATCAAAGTCCACATTCTCTGTAAACGTCTTAACATTAATTTCAGTAACAGTTACAGAATCAGATTTAGCTAAGTTTACAGTAAACGCATCGATTGTTTCTGTTGGAGTACTAATAGAATCTGAAAACGCAGGTCTAACATCAAACTTAGTAATAGATTCACTAGGAGTTACAGTCTCAGTTTTAACAAGACTTGGATTATTTTTAATTCCTTCTACTGCTGTAACCGAATCAGTTTTAGGTATTTCAGGGTTTAAAGCAGGAGAATCTGAAGCTGTTGCTGTGTCTGCGACATCAGGTCGCGTAAAGTTTTTAGCTGTAGTTTCTGTAATACTTGGTGAATCTGTAAGTCCTTTAGTAACAGCAAACGTATTAATTTGTTCTGCTATGTTAATTGGATCAGGGTCTACATCATCGTCACTAGGGTCAAAGTCAACAGAAGAATTAATAATTTTAATATTATCACCAGACATAGTGACCGAATCAGTTTTACCATCTGGTGTGATGGTCTTAGCCGCAGCTTCCGTGATACTAACAGTATCAGAAAATTGAGTAGTAACATCGAACTGGTCTATAGCTTCAGACGCAGTCGCTGTATCTGCGACATTTTTTCCGATATCAAAATCATCAATAGCTTCAGAGGTAGAAACAGAAGCTGTAATCCCCGGTTTAGTTGGGTGTTTAGCAGAAGATTCTATTACAGAAGTTTCATCGTTATCAGCTAATTCACCGACTGTAATTTCTTTAGCATCACTGTCAGACATAGTGACAGGTGTTGGATCAACGTCATCATCCGTTGGATCAAAGTCAATCGGGTTAGTAACAGCTTTAAATATACCTTCGTTGACTGTTACCGAATCACTAGGGCTTAAGTTTATGTCTTTTTCTGGATCAGAATCAGACATTGTAATATCTTCATCTGGAAATTTATCAATTCTTAAAGCAGATGACTCAGTTATATCTACTGATTGAGCAGGTAACGGACGTGTCTCAATTAGTTCATAAGTATATGAAATAGACGCACCGTCTGTAGAATAAGTTATATCTTGGTAAGAAGATGAGTAACTATAAGATGCTACACTAACAGTTACTGAGACGATGGCTGATAGTGTAATATTAGATACACTAACGTTAGCCATTAGAAATTATCCCGTACTCTAAAGTTCAACGTATCGTAAACTGTTTGAACACTACCGTTGAAATTAATTATAATTTCACCTTCATATTCACCGGGGTCTACGTCCAGAACTCCTCCTGAAAAATCAAAATAAACCTTACCGTCAGAGCCATCAGTAAGTTTAGTTGTAGTAATCGTAGATAGAGTAGTTGTACCGCCTTTAAGTTTAAACTTAATAGTAACAGTAGTTGTAGCTGCTGATAAATCTAATGCAGCATTTCCTACATCATCTCTAAGTGTTAGAGTGATTTGAGGTAATTCATCTCCTTGAACTAATTTAATTGTATCAGCCATAATCTACCTCACGCAAACCTCTGCATCTGTACACGCATAGATGCTTTAGATGCACCGAGATTAGTTCTTGCTCTACGCTCTGCAGTCTTCATAACAAACTGCTTAGCATGATATGTAGCTAACTCTCTATCACTCCATGTTCTATCTGGTAATACCAGTAAGTGTTGTAGTGCTCCGTGCATAATTACATTTTCTAATTCATCAAGAACTGTTTTATCCATCTTAGTAGCAGTTCTCAACGGTTTAAGACACACTATCATTCTAACATCATAAGTTACAGAATTATCTGGAACTGGTGCTAAAGAAAAATGATCGGGGTCTAATTGTGTTACATACCTAGGTTCCGCCCTCTCATCGACAGCTTGATTAGGCCATTTAGGATACATGTCATACATCTGCTCTAGCGTTACCGGATTAAGTTTATTCTCATTCACAGTAGCCGTTAACACAGCATGAACTTCTGCGTCGTTAGGAGTGTCATACTCATAATCATACGCACCGGGAACTAAACGAATCCTTGGTTGTTCATACCGCCAAGCAAGTGTTTTTTCACACGCTTCTATTGCCGCATCACGAACATATTGTTCTACAACTGGTGTAGGACAACCGGGAACGCTAGGCGACAACCTAGTAACAATACTTAAAAAAGTTCTATCAGCCATTAGACAACATCCTCCTCATCTAGCCCTGCTCGCTCAGTATCAGTTACTTCTCTACTTTGCGCAGCTACACCAAGAGACTGTGTAAACGACTGTTGGAATAACTGTGCACGTTTTGAATTAACGTGTTCGTTGTCAACAGACTCAGCCAAGAAAACCGTAGCATCAATCACAACAGGAAAATAAGCATCTGCTAATAGAGCTACAGTAGTAGTGCCATCATAAGTTGGTGGCGTTTGTGCATATTCACCGACTAGCACTTGTCCGCTAGGGGCTTTCGGATAAATAAAAAATTTGTTTGCGTTTCTAACATGACGCATATAGTTAACAGCAGCACCTGCAGCATCATTCATCCAAGAAGGGTATGCTTGATCTAGTGCTTCTCTGTTTGTTTCAATAATTCCGTTACCATTTTTAACTGAGTAAATATCTATCAATCGAATAGAATCAGAAGGCATAGACTGAATAACAGAATCTGCAGTACAAGTGATGTCACCAATATAAGCAAAAAGATCAGGACGCAACACAGCAATACGCTTAAGCGCTTGGTTTGCAAATCCTATCAGTACAGAATCAGAATAACGCTGTGGGCTATTTGTATCCTGTAGGATTCTTCTTACCTCTGTAATGACATCATTTAATATCATTTAGGCAATCCTTTACTTGCTTCTTCCGCAAGGACTTCAGGTGTAGAGTCTCCATCTTCTGGAATCTCTGTTTCTAAATTTACTTTAGCCTTACGAGTGCTTTGTTTTTTTGTAATAAACTTTTCTGGGAACGCTTGTTCCTCAGTAATTTCTTCAGTGTTAGGATTCTCAGCTAGAATTTCATTCCAACCGTAAATCTCACCATCTTTTATATTTCGTAACCATCGGCCTGCCATCATGATCTCCTTAATGCTTTAACTCTTTTAGCTTCCCCTGCGGGTTGCCCCAAATTCTTTTTTTGTGCAATGCGACTTTTCTTTTCAGAAGCAGTAAGTTCGCTTGAAGTTTTAGGTGTGTCTTTAGATACTCGTTTAGATGGTCTACAATAAGGTGTACCTCGTTTTTCACCTTCACTACGACCGCAGGGTTTACCTGTACGAACATCTACCCACTTCTCCTTAAACCAGCGCTTAAGCTTTGCTCCTTCTTCAGTTTTGCGCACAGCCATATCTTAACCTTTTTTAACACGTTTTGACGTCTTTGTATTCTTATTTTTAGAGTTTCCCCAATTAGACGCTCCAACTTTTCTACATTTAGCCAACGCACCTGACGCATAAGCAGAAGGCCAAACTTTATATGCTTTCTTTACTTTAAAATAACATGCGTCTTTATTAGCCATAATATCACCATTTCTTACACGACCAATATCGTGCTGTCATTTTTGACGGAGGGTTACTATCACAACCGTGTCTTGCTCGAAACGATTTACGACGATTAGGCTGGTCTTTCTTAATAGTCATATTGGCATCACCAAACCGGATAATTTTTTCTTTTCCGTTTTGACATGCTTTCACAACAAACTTTTTACCGCCCTGTACTTGACGCTTTGGCTTATTACAAGCCATCTTTGATTTATCAATAGCCACCAGTCACCTCCTATAAGAGAGGGGGGCCGAAGCCCCCCAATCTATTTAAGAGCAGTCAACCATTACAACTGTTAGAGACATAACCGCTGCGTCTGCTGCGTTAACAGTAACAACATCGATTGTATCTTCTGCAGTGTAATACTTACCATCTGCGTAGCCAGTAGGAGTACCTGCTGACGGAGCAAGAGAATAAGCTGCTGCCGCATTAGCGTTAACACCGTCAAGGTAGCCATCAGGGTCAGTGCCGTCACCGACATCAACCGTAAGAGTGCCACCTTCTGCAGTAGTAACATTTAGAACTACCGAAGTAACCAGCGTGTTAGCTGGAACTTTGATAACTTCTAGAACATCACCTGCAGTTAGTGCTGTTAGACCTGCTGCTGAACGTGCAGTAGTAATTGCTGCAAAGTTCAAGTCTACTGTAATTGCGGATACCTTGTTGATACCTGCTGCAACGTGAGCTGCACCAGTTCCAAGTTGATAACCTTTTCCATCGTTATATGTAGCCATAGTTCAGTCCTCCTTATACGCTTACAACCATAGTTGCTAGAGCTTCTGGCTTAACTACTTTATAGCCATAAACTTGCAAACCACGGATGATGTTACCGAAAGTAGTCTCTGAACGGATAGTCTCCATATTTGTCATCTGAGATGCAAAAGTGAAGCCCATCTTATGACCAGCAATACAGCTGAACTCAGAACCATTTTTATAAAGGTTGTGAGATACATAAACTGTGAATCGGTCAATCATACCAAGTCTACCGTTTCTCAAAGGTGAAGTGCTGTCACCAGTGATAGAAGCATCTTTCAAGTCTGATTGCTTGATAAGACCTGCCATCTTAGCTGGAATGATAAGGAAACGATCCTGTTCAGGACTATTAGCCTCATCCAACACAGTGCCTGCGTCGACGATAGAATCGATAACATTCGACTTAGTTAGAGACAATGGACTACCTGCGACACCTAGGTTTAGGTTGCCAGAGATACGACCAGCTGAAGCACCTTTGTTAGCTGAAGATACATCAGTCAACAGATCAGTTAGAACACGCTGATCGATCTTGATCTTCATACGCTCGGAAGCGTCTTTAGACCACTGATCCATCATTGCGATGTCAGACTGAACTTGGTCAACATCATCTTCAACGCAAGCAAAGTACTCGCCTTTGTCGATAACAAGTTGAAGTTTCGCTTTGTCAGGGTTTTCAACTGCAAGAGTTTGTCCCTTAACATACGTTTTGATGGTGATTTCTGGTGTAGTACGGATATTAACCGTATCTCCCATCTGACGGATTTCACCTTCATAATCCGTGTTCGAGATTGCTGCGAGCACTGTAGCGTCGTAGAAATTCTCGATCAGCTTTCCACTCCAGATTTCTGGAATGAAGTTGCCGCTATAATCGGGGCGACCCCCTGATACTGCAAAAGCCATAATGACCTCCTTTTAATTAAGCAGTTACGATGCGACCTTCCCGCTGTGCAGCGAAAATGTCACGTTCAATTCGACCCCTTTCATCTTCCCTGCCTTTAAACTTTCCTTTACGAACATCTTCGAAAAATTTCGAAATATCCGCTGGGGAGTAGTTCTGACTTGCTTGAGTTGTAGGTTTACCAGAACGTCCACGTCCCGGTGCAACTTGTTTTTCAAGCTGAGAGTTTGAAGTTGGTCGGTTCTCACGAGCAGTTTCGGGTACTCCAAATTCCTTTTGCCAAGCCGCAAAGAAACTCGCTACACGTTTAACATCTAGATTAGATTGTGCATCTTCTAGATACGTTTGACGACTAATACCAGTTAGAGGGTCGACTGCTAACAACCAAGACTGAAAGTCTGCGTTGTTATTAATGTCTTGCCAATTTGGTACCGCATTGGAAAGTCCAGACCAAAACGCTTGTTCGCTAGATGCTTTTTGCTGTGCTTGTACTTGATGTACTTGAGGCACAACACCTTGTATCTGCGCGATCATTTTCTCCAACTGTGCAATACGCCCATTTGCTGTATTGACTTCTTCCCTAGCTGCTCGACGCATGACGTCAATCGAATCCCCATATTCCTTCATATCAGCATCCGTGATTAACGGATCGTTTGATACTTCAGGCTGAGCAGGAACTTGATTCTGCATAGTGCTAAGTAATTGTTCCAGTTGGGCTACTCGGTTTTGCATTTCACGGTTGTTCGCATTTAAACGCGGAACATCTGCGTTATACATACCTTGTAACGTTTTGTACTTTTGTTCCCAAGTTTCTTTTGGTTTAGTGTCTGATTGATTTTGCTCAGAAACCTCAGACTCAGGTGCCTTTTCATTAACACTGTTGGAAGGCTGTTCTACAGGTTTCTCATCAGGTACTACAGTTGCCTCGGCATTTTCTGCCTGTACGTTTTCTGTTTCGCCGTTGAGTTCCTTATACAATGCTTGTACTTCCTCAGACTGTTTTTGAACTTGCTTTGGTATTCCCATAATCGCTCCTATCGGTGTGCGTAATTAAAAGCAGGCTGTCATTTTGACTTTGCCGCCATTTCAGGGGACTCTACTATGAGCTTAATTAGCTCTAACAAAACCTGACACCGCCCCTGTGCAAGTGCCACATTCTGTGTAGCGTTTGGTAGCCGCGATAACTCATCTGATCCCCATTCCTGAATAAACTGTGCGAACTCAGGATATTGGTGAACAATTTGAGCTACTGCTTTGACAACTTCAGGATCAGGTCTTTTCATCTAACCCTCCCTGCGCCACCGTTGCCAACTGTGTTTGCTTCCATTCCACCCTTGGGAGAACCATCAGGCTGTACAGCTTGAGCTTCTGCCTGCTGTTGAGCAGCCATGATCTCAGCCTTAACTTTATCCTGATAACCTTCTCTTTCCCTAGATGGAACAATATCATCCACAGGCATTTGCAACCCTTTGGCAATTTCACGAAGAATCGCGGAACGACCTTTCTTACCAACGATCTCCATATCGATTTCGTTGGCGGTTGCGTTAAGAAACTCAATTCGACGCATGTTGACAGTTTCCTTGACAGCAAGGTTAACTGCACCTTTCGGCATGATATCAACATCGCCTTTAATACTTTCGTCTTCATCATATCGCATGTTATACACAAATTGACGGTGAACAATAGGCTTAATAATGTCACTATCGATGTGCATAACTACTTGACGTATCCCCTTACCGGCTGACCCCATCAACATAGATAACCCTGATGCAGTACGTCCTGCTCCCTGAACATTCAGGTCACCATAAACATAAGAGGGAATGCCTGAATGGTCATCAGCCAATTTGCTAAACTTGTCATATACAGCCATTAATGTATTTGCATTATCGTCTGGCTGAGTAAACCGAACTGCAGGAGAACTAGAACCAAACGGATCATTAGTTACCTGCCAAATCTTCCAAGGATGTAGCTGAGTAATATCTTCATTAGGCGGGATACGCTCAAGATTAACTTCTACTTGAGGGCCTGATGAAATACCCATGTTATTAATTAGTGCACGAGCAGATGCGTTACATACGTTTTGCAAGTCTTGAATGATTTCTGGAATACCTTTACCCCAGAAAGAACCCGGCCCTTTAATGAATGATGTTTTAGCGTAAGGCTTTTCACCTAGCGGATCATAATTAAGTACAGCCTTAATAACGTAGTTACCTACGATCCATACGTTAGCATCGTATTCACGAGCTTGGTCTTCAATTTCTTCTTCGTCCATACCCCATTCAACAAGCATCTTACCGCTGACTTTACCCCAGAACTCTAGAGCGTCATAAATGTCGGTAGGTCTTGACTCAGTATGGAACTTACGTTCTTCTTCATCTTTAAGTAATTCGACATCTTCGTTAACCCAAGATTGTCCATTACCAATTTCTAAAACTTTTCGAATAGCATCTTCGTCATATCCGGGTACGCCGATCATATCCGCCAACTCTGAACGAGTTAGTGGATGATGTTCAAATAAATAACCGTCCTTGATATTCGTAACACCCGGCTCAGGATAAATCTTAAATGGGTCTACTCGTTCAAACTCAGGTGCAATTACTTCAGTTGCCTCGACAGTAGTTCTACCATCAGGGTCTTTCGTATAACCTAACTTACGTTGTCTACGAACGACAGGCCCTTTAAGAAAAGCACATGGGTATGTAACTAGATCAGTGATAAATTCGTTAAATGAATCTCCCCATCCACCTTGTGCAAACTGGTCAGAGATTTTAACTTTCATTTTTTTCGCACGGTTGTCTGCATCTTGCAGCAACTTAAACCTGTAATCTTGCGCGAGCATTTCTTTCATCTCTGCAATATCACTAGGTGTAGGTGCTTGGCCTTTATCCTGTACCATCTTAATAACTTCAGCTGCAAAAATATTTTGTAGTTCTGCAGTCTGGTCAGGTGATAAATCAGGAATAGGGGTTGGTTGCAAATCCCAAGGTGGGGTTCCTTGGTCGAGGAGTATATCACGCAACCAACTTTCTGCTGCACGACATTTGACTTCTGTTATCATCATATAGATATCAGAGCCACCTTGTTCGTGAATCTGTTTTAATTTGTCTGCTTCGTATTCACCATTACGTTGGCGTAATCCCCGAAGCATAATATTTTCGATTGGTTTCTTAGAACGCCTAGCTGCGTCCCAACAAGTTCTAAGGTAACCGGTAATTCCAAGAACAACACTATCCGCTTGACGCTCAGCGAGCGCCTTATCACGCATTTCTTTTTCGCGTTTCGTTAGGGTAGCGTTATCAATTACCTGTAGCATTTATAACCTCTAGTCTTTTTCTTTTTTCTTTTCCAAAATTTCTAAGTCTTTCATCTTGACTACATCTTCGGGATCGTTCTTATCAGTATACACGACTCCTCCGTCCTTGTAGCTTCGGACTTTGACTTGTATTTGCTTGTAAGGTTTACCTTGTCCGCAATTCATAATCAACCTCCAATAAGTATATATAGATCATAGTATACACACAAGTTTGTTTTTGTCTAACACAAAAATAAACCCTCTACCGGGGCAAATCGATAGAGGGTTAAAGAAGGTAATGTCAATGAAACGTTGGATGACACGCATATAATATCAAGTCCAGCCCGCCGCTGCAACCCTCTTGATTGCTCTTTTTTGATTAGTATACGCTGCATCGCTAGCATGATTGATGTGTAACATGAGATATTGTAGCGCTTCTGCAACATGCGAATGCTTGTTCTTTTCGATGTTACCATTCTTGTGATGGAATCTATATCCACCCATCATGGCTGCTTTAAGCTGTGTACACTTAGGGTCAAGTAGGAATGCAGCATCGCCGTCGACTTGCCTCATCAGATAGTCATCCACCGCAGACAAACGTGCTGACACGCTGTTTGTCTTAGCTGGCATAACTCGTAAACCTTCTGCCTTAATTATATCAACTGCACTTCGTTCATCAGTTTGTGCTCGTTGAATACCTGCGGGATCACATATCACTAGGACAGGTGCCGCTGAGAATCTTTCAAATATCATTGGTTTGAGAATGGTGCGGACGAAACGCTGAATGCCCATATCAAAGGAAACCGCCTCATCAAGTATCAACGTCCGCCCGCGAGGGTCTTGTTGCCCTATAACAGCTGCCGGTGTCAACCCCAAATCCATACCAATTACAACCGGACGTACTCCGTTTATGATTGGTCGAATAGGTTCTGACGCAATATGGTAGTCAGGTCTAAAGTATTTATACACAGGTTGTCCCGCAGAACTTAACCCATATTCCCCATCAATATACACACGAATGTATTCTTCTGAACGACCCTGTGTGTCGTAGTACCCATCGGGGAGATTCTCAACATTCTCTGCAAAGTGACTACGACCTGATGGTTGTTTAAACACATCCCATCCGTTGTCGTTAGGACTGACTCCATCTTTCGCATCGAGTCCTTCCATTTGATAGTACCACCAAGTGTCCATGGTCGGGGGGTTAGTATCGCCCCACATTCCATGCCACGTCGGGCCACCATCTTTAGCCGAAGGGAAACGTCCAATACGTTTAGACATCGCATCAACAATGTCAGGGTGAATATCCCGACACTCGTTAAACCATGCGAACGTTAATTCAAGTGAGTTCAAGTTTGCAACATCATCCGCATCGTCTAGCGCACGGAACATGATCTCACATTCTACATCACCCACCTTAAAGAAATACGTCTTGGTGGTACGCATAAAGTTACCACATGAGCCGGGCGGAAACCAATCCAAGAATGTTTTGATTGTCGTATCCTGCAACTGACGTGCAGTTTCTCGGACAATCGCTACTCGTGATTTACGAATACCATTACTGCTTGGATTTTGCATCGACGCCCGACGCACAACTTCAAAACAACTCGCAACTGATTTACCCGAACCAACAGGCCCCATAAGGACACGCATCTTCGAATTAGAGTTCATGAACTCTCGACAGGTTTTAGTTGGAGTGTAGTCTATATTCATTAAATAATAATTCCGCCAAGAATGAACGCAATCACTACTGCAGCAATAACTCCTTTATGAAGCTTCGCTCGCCTTACCCATTCTTGAGGTGTATGACCGAATACAATCATGTTGCCTCCTTTTCATTTATTAATAATACAACATACTGAGTCGGCTGGTGCCGTTTCTTCAGTATCTTAGTTCTATATGATATACCTAACTTTAACAACTCGTAAGTAAAGTTGTCATAGTCAGCTAACTTATTAAACGATTGAGACTTGTGGCCTTCAAAACTTCCGCCGAACTCACTGAGAATCTTCAATCGCTTTTGTTTCTTCAATTGGCTCTGCGTCAATAACAGTAGCTGCATGTTCTTGTCCGCCGAGGTTGATTGTAATTTTAACTCCACCGCCTGTCCCCTCTGTAGTTACATCACCTTTAGGTTCAAGCCCGCCCCATTTGACTGTTGACTTAATTAAGTCTGCCTTCACTGCCGCCGAAGTATCTGGACTATGGATTAAACTCCAAGATGTTGTAAGTAGTTCTTCCGCCTGAGCACGAGCTTTTAACTTAAAGGTCATGCCTTTATCGCGGATTTCATCCCTATAACTTTCTACCTTCTTGAGAAAGACAGGGTCTTTATTGAATACAAGTATATCCGACACAGTAACTTTGTGCCGGTCTTTTACTTCATCTAAAGTCTCGCCGCTGCCTTCTAACATTAGTGCTGTATCAAAAGCTAGACGGTCTGACCACTTCGTGTGTTTTAAGGGCAATGTATCCATATCTGAAAGATTATGCCCAAAATTACCTAGCTGTCAAGCGGAAGTGAAACTTTACACGTTGATTTTTTGGGTCTTGTTATGTGAGGTTTACTTATATGGGGGGGAGGGGTGCGTCGCGTGTCCATGTGCCCCCCCTGTCAATCAATTTAATTTACTCAATAGGCAATAGATAAAACCCTAGTAAATAGGGCATACTTGACAAAACTGTAAATTTAACTCATATTGGAATCATCAACAAAACGTTGATACCCGAACAGGTAGCGGGAATACTACCTAAATACTGGAGGTCTACATGAGTAGAATCTTTGAAGGTAATGTTAGCTTAGTCGCTAACACCAAGGGTGAGATTGCCCTGAAGCGCGACCTAAACGGCGCTTGGAATTCAACTAACGCTAAGGAACTGTATGCCAAGGCTCAGGAACTTAGCAAGGCGAAGAAAATGCCATTACATAAATGGTCTTTCTTCAAGGCTGACGGTGGAACTGATGTTCTACTAATGGCGGACAGATACGGTAATCCTAGGATTACAATCCTACCGCCTAAGGCTGAGGGTGCTACTAAGTCCAAAGTGACTAAGTTAGCGTAACGCAACAGGGGAGGGGTAACTCCCTCCCCACCTAACCGGAGACAATGATATGTCAATGAAGGATAGTAAAAGAGAATACCGAGTAGATTGGATTGAATACGGAAACCTTTACTCAAGATGGTATTACAGAGAAGCCGACGCGAAGAATCTAGCATTCCAGCTGACGCATGACCCAGAGATCGAAGCAGAAAACATAATGATCTCTCACAATCCAGCAAGGAAGCAACAACTAAGCTGGAACTTCTAAAACAACTGAGGGAATCCGAACAGGGTTCCCTCTTTTTTTGTGCCCAATCCACAGACAAACAACTAGATCGATGTAGGTTTTGGTTCTTATTTATTTTTTAATAATATATATCCCATACGTCGGGGGGTTTTGGCTCGCCATTACCTGAAGTTACAACTGGTATTGGTACTAAACTTGACAAGATGATGGTACTTTTGGTGTAAACTTTGGAACTATCTAGTATCTAAACGCTAACTTGACACAACTTATAGAGATTTAGATACCAAAAGTTTACATCTTGACACCTGTAAACCCTTAAGAAACCTAGGTTTACACCATATGTGCTCAAGAAAACTATCTAAACTATCTAAAATATCTATATAATTTACATACATCATTCACCAAAAGCATTTCTCTTGTGAAATATAGGAATCGCGGTAGCCAAGGATTACCTAATTTCTTTTAGATATTCTAGATACTTCCTCTCAACACGTTGAGATACAAAGGGAAATGCTATCTGATATCCAATATAAACCACAACATACACTCAGATAGTGCCAACACCTAGTAGATAATTACTTGTTTAAACCTTACGCTTTCTCTGTGTACGGGGCCAAACTTGACAAATCGCCGACGCTGAGCCAAACTGGTCGGGCTTTCGGGGTTCCGAGATTATTCGGGATTCCAAAGCAACTTAACCTATGAACTTTACAAAGGAGGTCTATCATGGCTAAGATTTACGAAGGTAATGTATCTATCTTTAAGAACACTAAGGATAAGATCGTTGTTAAGGCTGACCCTAATGGTCAGTTCAATGCTGATTCAGTTGATGCTCTTGCAAAAACTATGACTGAGATTGGTACTGCTAAGAAGTGCGAGGTAAACTTCTTCATACCTGACACTAATACTAGTGACTTGAAAGCAATGCTTTTAGTCAATCGTTGGGGTCAACCGTATGTAGCATTCTTACCTAACGGTACTACTGCAACTAAGAGCAAGATTGAGAAACTTGCTTAAGCGATTCAGGGAAGGTGGTTTCATACTGCCTTCCCTTTTCGTGTTTCTAAATTTAATTCAAGGAGGTATTCAATGACGCATTGTGTCTATTGTTCTACGGAAGTTAATGACAAGCGTGTAAAGTTAGGATACAATACTTGTATGATTTGTGGAGATAAAGAAGCAAAGTCAAAAGTTTTTACAGTGCTTCCTCTGCATAAATCTAATTACATGCTAGTTACCAATCGGGAGGACTTGATTGGTTTCAACACTAAGGGAGGTATAGTCAAATGAAAGATAGTTTATTTTTCTGGATAGTATTCGGTGCCATGGCATCAGCAGTGGTAACACTGATTGATATATGGTTCGAGTTAGGATGGTTCTATGTTTACTAAGATACTTAGTTTCATAGGGTCATCCCTAGTAGTCGTTGCATTCAGTCTATTGATGCTGTTCGTATTAATCAACTTCATGTTGGGTTGTGAAAGTTGGGATGAACAGTATTGGACTGCTTACAACAGTTGTATAACCCCAACCCAATTTATAGGAGCATTCCTACCATGAGTAAGACTGCATTGAAACTTTTCATGCTACGGCATTCGAAAGGTGGAGCGTTAGTGAAAGACAGTGAAGGCAATCCGCTGTATTTCCACGACAAGATGATTGCCAAAAGAAGCAGGAAGGATAACCAAGTTGTTACCTATGGCCCTGACCATCGTAAGTTTAAAGGAGGTGAATGATGCGAGCCACGTTAATGAAACAAACAATTAAATCTTTGTTCCCTACACAAAGAACAATGGCTATCGAAGGTAGCCCCGGTGGTGGTAAGACTACCATCTGTGAAGAAGTTGCCAAGGAATTGCAGGTAGGTTTCATCGAGAAACATATGCCTACAATGCTAGTGGAGGACTTCGGTATCATGTATCCCAATGGGGATGACATGTTACACTACAAACTACCTGACTGGTATCCGTCAGATGACAGAACGGATATACCTGACACAGGTATCTTGTGTTTCGATGATAGAAACCAAGCCAATGCAGACTTGCAGAAAGTATTGGCTAACATCTGTCAAGCACGAAACCTACACGGTAAACCACTGAAGAAAGGTTGGATGGTTGTCTCGACAGGTAACCGACAGTCTGACAGGGCAGGTGCTAACCGTGTTCTTTCTCATCTGCGTAACCGTGAGACTGTATATGAACTAGAGACACACCTTGATGACTGGTGTTCTTGGGCTATCGACCATGGTGTCAAGCCTGAGGTTATCTCGTTTATTCGTTTCCGTCCTAACCTGTTACATGACTTTGATCCACAGCGTGACCAAAACCCTACACCACGTTCATGGGTAGAGGGTGTATCCAATGCCATTGGTATTGTGCCTGTTGATGCAGAGTATGAAACATTCAAGGGTGCAGTCGGTGAAGGTGCGGCGGCAGAGTTCGTTGGATTCGTGAAGATATACCGAAAACTACCGAACCCTGACAACATCATCATGAACCCTACAACATCTGAAGTTCCTGATGACCCTGCTACGTTGTATGCACTGTCTGGTGCTATCGCTGAACGTGCAACTGTCAACAACTTTGAGCGTGTTTGTACCTATGCCGAACGTATGCCACCTGAGTTCAGTGTTCTTAGTGTCTCGTATGCTAGCCGGAAGAACCCTGACTTGGCTACTACCCAAGCGTTTACGAAGTGGGCGGTTAACCATCAAGATGTATTGTTCTAATGGGATACAGAAGTAACGTCTGTATTGCTATTGCCTTTGACAGTGTTTCCAAGATGCAATCCTTCCTAACGGCTAGGAAGATTAATGGTACTTGGAAGCACTCTGACTACGCATCACTTGATGAGTGGACAGTAGGGCATGGTGATAACTTTGGCATTCTTTGTTTCGAAGCAACGGATGTCAAATGGTATGACGATTATGAAGATGTCAAATGGTTCAAAGGTATCAGGGAAGATGCCGTTGAAAACTTTGCGGCAAATGCAAAAGAACTACGAGTTGGTGAAGATACCAACGATGTAGAGGAGGAATGGTATGGCGAAGATGACCGCCTTGCTGATGTCCTCAACGACTATGTCTACATGAATCGATACTATGTGAAAGACATAGAAACTAAACCTATGAAGGAGGTTTTCAATGAAACTAAGTGATAAGGCACTGCTAGTGCAACTGAATGTATCACAGTGGACTGCTCGTAAGTATGACAAGAGAGCCACTGAACAGGTTGCACAACAAAACAATACTGCCATTGGTGCAGGCAGGTATAACAAATCGCTGTTACCTATGAATGATTATCTCGATAATGTTCATAAGAAAACAACAGCAATCAGAGCAAAGTATTATGCCAATACCCTACCATGGGGTATCGAAGGCACAATGCTACTACCATCTGCAAACTATCTGAACTTCATGACTGAGTTCAGGAAAGAGAAAGCAGAATGGCAACAACTTGTGGATACATTTTGGAATGAGTATCCACGATTGAAGCAAGACGCACAACGATACTTGGGTAATCTATACAACGCAAGTGACTACCCAATGCTTCACGATATACAGCGTAGATTCAATATGGATTTGGCTGTATTCCCTGTGCCATCTAACGACTTCCGTGTTCAGATATCAGACGATGAGTTATCTCGTATTCAATCTGATGTTGAAGCACGAGTTCAGGATGCGGCACAACAAGCGATGAAGGAAGCATGGCAAAGGCTGTATGACAAAGTCAAACATATGGCTGAGAAACTTGCTGATCCCAAGGCTGTGTTCAGAGATACATTGGTTGAGAATACCAAGGAAGTATGTGCTGTCTTATCAAGACTTAACTTTGCTGATGACCCTAACTTGGAAGCCTTACGACAACAAGTTGAGAGTTCATTGGCTAACAACCACCCTGATAGTCTGCGTAATGACCCTGACTTGAGACGTGATAAAGCGGCTGAAGCCAAGGCAATCATGGACAAGATGGGTGCATTTATGGGAGGTAACAATGGAAGTTGAGAAGCGAATCAGTAAAGCAAAGACTGCATTGATTCTTGAGCATCCGTTCATTGGTAGTGTTGCACTTAACATGCCAATGTCCATTGATAACTCTGTCCCTACTGCGGCTACCAATGGTAAGCGTGTGGTATTCAACGAGGATTTCTGCAATGGTTTGAACGATGAGGAACTTAAGTTCCTTGTCGCTCACGAATGTATGCACCCTATGTTGGAACACAATTTCCGTAGAGGTGAGAGAGACCCACGCAAATGGAATCAAGCGGCTGACTATGTCATCAACAAACTACTGACTGATGAGGGTATCGGTAAGATGCCACCTCAAGGTTTGCTTGATGACAACATATACAATGCAGGTAAAGGTACTAGCGATGGTATCTTTAATATCCTACCTGAATCACAGGATGGTGAGAATGATCCACTAGATAACTGTGAAGATGGACAGGGTAGTCCTGCTGAACAAGCACAACAACAAGCAGAATGGAAAGTCAAAGTAGCACAAGCGGCACAAGCCGCTAAGATGATGGGCAAACTCAGTGCTAATCTTGAACGACTAGTCGGTGAGATACTTACACCCAAGGTTGATTGGCGTGATGTCTTACAGAGATTTGTTGTCAAGTGTAGGTCTGACCAACGCTCATGGGCTAGACCGAATAGACGATTCATATCTCAAGGTTTGTATTTACCTAGTGTATCGGGCGAAACGCTAGGTGAAATTGCTTTTGCTGTCGACTGTTCAGGCTCTATTGGTCAAGATGAAATCAACCAATATGCCAGTGAGATAGTCACAGTATGGCAAGACCATAGACCGACTAAGGTTCACATCATCTACTTTGACAGTGAAGTCTGTCACTATGATGAGTTCGGTCAAGACGATGAACCAATAATCAAACCGCATGGTGGAGGTGGCACTGCGTTCAGTCCTGTATTCAGATACATGGAGGAACACGGTATCAACCCTGTTGCCTGTGTGTTTCTAACTGACCTTTGCTGTAATGACTTCGGTGATGCACCTGACTACCCAGTCCTATGGGTGTCAACACATTCAGACGAAGCACCATTCGGTGAGGTTGTAATGATGGAAGGTAAATAATGGGTAATGTTAAACAACTCTGCATTGAAGCGGAGTCATTGTTGGTTACATGTCTCGATGAATGGGGCATGACCAACGAACAAGCCTTTGCAAAGATACGCAAAGACTTAGGGGCTATGGCAGAAAGTCATGTCCGTGAACTTGTAACCAAATGGAACGAAGGAGATAACTATGGCAACAGTACGATTCAGCCAACAACTAAAAGATAATATCCGTAGTAATGCTCGGAGATTATATAAACAAACAATAGATAATGCTAAGAAAGATGTGCCTACACATTGGGCAGACAAGATATATGAATGTCTTTTTCCTGCTGATGTTATTGCTAAGTTCAATGCACTACCTGATTACGCATTGAGATCAAACGATAGTATATCGTTTAGTGGTTTTGAACATGCACCTAATGATGTGTATCAAACTGCCGAACATAAGATAGATACATGGACTTGTAGTGATGTTACATTAACCTTCAGTAGTCCTCGTAGGTTTCCTCATAACCAACCTAAAGAAGTTATGGGGTTTGAAACAGGATACAGGTCTAAAGCAGACTTCAATGATACCCGATGGGATTGGTTGAAACCTGAGTTTAAAGAATACACTCGCAAGATATTTGAAGCCGAAGCAAAGGAAGCAAAGTTTCTTGATGGTGTAGATAAACTCACACAAACATATACCACATTGGCACCTGCCTTGAAAGCATGGCCTGCACTGTGGGATTTACTAGATGATGATGTCAAAGAACGTCACAAGAAAGTAGTAGAACGTGGTACTAAAGATGTAGGTGAACTTGATGTTGACCTAAACGATATGACTGCGGCTGTAACTTTCTCAAAACTAACACGCTAGGAGGTGTAAATGTATACATGGTGGACGAGTGATAGGTCTCTCAATACCTATGAAGAAATGCTAGCGGCATTTAAAACAGCACGAAACCCTTTAAAAGGTAAACCAGTTAACCATAACTGGCGACTGTATATGCTAGAAGATAACAAAACAATCAGGATAAATTGTGAAGGCTATGGTAGTGAACCACTAGCCGACGTAACACCTGACAATATCATAACCTTTATTGCTAGGGATAATCATATGTATACGATGGCACAGACTTATGTGTCCTCATTTTATAGATGGTTTCCGTTTCTAGTTCAGCGACATCGTAAAGGTTTATATCGTATTGGTTCATCCAAGAAGATAGATAATGCAATGAGTAATCTCAAAGAAGGTGATAGTCATTACACTCAATTTAATAAAGTGATGCACGATATGCCTTCATACTTCAAGGGATTGCAGTTCAACTTGTTGACAGGTGATTGTCTTAACCAGAAACCAGATGACAAGTTCATCGAGCGCCCTGCACAGCGTAAAGAATGGCGTAGACATCTTACCCAATTCAAGAAAGGTTTGAAAGCAAGGGCTAAAGTTCATGCACTTGATGGTATTGCACAAGAAGTTCTGAACGAATCACAGGCTCAGAACAGGTGGGATAGGAAGAAACCTGATTGGTCAGCAGATGAATGGCAAGACTTGTTAGAGAATAGTATCCGTAAGAATGTATTTCCTAGAGAAATACTCAAGGGTTTTATTCAAACAACAATGAGTTCATATAACCCTGCAATACCTAGCCCCAAAGAAATTATGGATACCGTAGATAAAGTCATGAATGACTTAAGTATCCCAATGCGTAGACGATTCAATGTGTTCGAGCAAGAAGGACACGATGAACAGAAGTATGAGTCTTATGCAGGCGGTTACAAAGAGGTATCTTAATATGACTGTTCTAGTATGGGATGGTTCTAGTCTTGCAACTGATAGACAAGCCAATGATGGTTCCGCTAAATGGGAATCATCAAAGGCATGGTATGTCACCATTGATAATGAAGTCTGTATTGTGTCGGGAGTGGGGCTACTCGATGACATAATAAAGATGCGTGAATGGATCAAACAAAGTGGCATACCTCAGGAGTTCCCTGCGTTAACAAGTAAGTCAGAACTTATTGTGGTGCGTAGGGACACAGGGCTGTGGTTGTATGAAGGGATACCTTTCCCTGTACATTGCGGCTTTAACGCTCGTGCCTTTGGTCACGGTAAAGACTTTGCATATGGTGCGGTTGCTATGGGTGCAAATGCACAGCAAGCAGTCGAAGCATCTAACATGTTTTGTTTACATTGTGGTAAAGGTGTGGAAGTATTTAACTTAAATGGAGAAGGTAATGAAAAAGAAAACAACAAAGAGGGATAAGGTTAACGCCTATATCTCTAAGCATCCTAATGCTACTGCAACACAAGTAGCAAAGGCAACAGGAGTATCTTATAACTACTGTTGGTCTGTTATGAAAACACCTAACAAAGAAGTTAGGAAGGAGGTGGTGTCTAATAAGACGCCTAGGTTTCGTAGCGAAGTCCTCTTTACAGCAGAACAACTCGTCAGCAAAGATAGAGAGAAAGAACATGGGAATGCCAGTGACAACTGGCAGGCTATTAGTGGCCTTTGGTCTAGTTATCTTGGGTATCATATACCTGTTGAATCAGTTCCTATAATGCTACTGCTAATCAAAGTAGCAAGGCTGCGTCAGAACAAGACAAACACAGACAACTATGTTGACATATGTGGATACTCTGCATTGGCGGCTGAACAAGTGAGGTAAAGGATGGATATCATAACCATAGATTTTGAAACTTATTATGACCGAGAGTTCTCGCTGTCTAAGATGACAACCGAAGCATACATTCGGGATGATAGGTTTGAAGTCATTGGTGTAGGTATAAAAGTTAATAACCATCCTACCGATTGGTACAGTGGTAATGATGTGGGCAAGTTCCTTAAGTCTCTTGATTATTCAGACAAGGGGATACTTGCTCACAACTGTGTGTTCGATGGTGCAATACTATCGTGGAAGTATGGTATCAAACCTAAGTTTTGGTTAGATACTTTATCTATGGCTAGACCTTTTCACAATGCAACTGTGGGAGGTTCACTCAAAGCCTTAGTAAATCACTATGGTATTGGTAAGAAAGGGGATGAAGTTATCCAAGCCCTAGGTAAAAGGCGTAAGGATTTCACACCCGAAGAACTAGATAGGTATGCAAGTTATTGTGTCAACGATGTTGACCTTACCTATAAGTTATTCAAGATTCTTGCGAAGAAGTTTCCACCATCTGAACTCATGGTCATTGACCAAACCATGAGGATGTATACCGAACCAACAGTAGAATTAGATAGTGAGGTGTTATCCTCGCATCTTGAGCAAGTAAAAGCAAACAAACAGAAACTTATTGCTGACCTGTCGCTCAATGGTTTGAGTCAGGAGAGAGTCAAGAAGGCTCTGATGTCTAACCAAATCTTTGCGAAGTTACTACAAACAGTAGGAGTAGAACCCCCTACTAAGATAAGTCTACGCACAGGCAAGGAGACCTTTGCGTTTGCTAAAACAGATAAGGAGTTCACTGCCTTACTAGAACATCCTGACGTGCGTGTGCAGAATCTCGTGGCGGCGAGGCTCGGCACCAAGTCCACAATAGAGGAGACCCGAACCGAGAACCTTATTAAAGTATCGGAGCGAGGTCGCCTACCTATTATGCTTAATTATTATGGGGCACACACAGGTAGGTTTAGTGGTGGTGACAAACTCAACTTGCAGAACCTACCCCGTAACGGTGCTATTCGTAAGTCAATCACTGCCCCATTGGGTGAGAGTATGATTGCTTGTGATTCATCACAGATAGAAGCACGAATGGTTGCTTATGTATCGGGTCAAGAGGATTTACTAGAAGCATTCCGTGAAGGTCGTGATGTGTATAGTGAGTTTGCAAGTGAAGTATATGGCAAGAAAGTGACGAAAGATGACAAGGTAGAACGCTTTGTTGGTAAGACCTGCATACTAGGATTAGGTTATGGTATGGGTCACGTTAAGTTTCGTAACACTCTTGCTTTGGGTATGGGTGGTATGTCGGTACAGATCGACGAGAACGAAGCACAAAGGATTGTAAACTTATATAGGAATAAGAACCATAAGATTGCTTCCTTTTGGAATAGATGTAACCACTCATTATCAGAGATTGTAGCAGGCAGAACTGGGCAACTATGTGACATTGTAAGTTATGACGCTGAAGGTATTGTGTTACCTAATGGATTACGACTTACATATCCTGCGTTGCGTAGAGGTGATGACGGCTATGAATATATCAATGACGCAAGAACATTCCGTAAGTTAGTACATAAAAGAATTATGACTGGCGAGCAGATTGATATAGACTGGACAAAAATATACGGTGGTAAAGTAACAGAGAACATTGTTCAGGCACTTGCTCGTATAGTTATTACAGAGCAGATGGCGTCTATTGGTAGACATTACCACGTTGCGTTTCAGGTTCATGATGAGATTATCATCACGGCCCCGGACGAAAAGCTGACACACGCACAGGAACTTGTTCTCAGAAAGATGTCGACTGCCCCAACATGGGCACCAACATTACCTGTTGCTTGCGAACTAGGTGTCGGTAAAAATTATGGAGAAGCTAAATGAGTAAGAAAGATAATACATTAAAGGTTATCAAGGAACTTACCGAGACTGTTTCTTCTACCAATGAAGAAGACTTAGGTGACCTTGTAGTACTTGTAAAAGTTAAGGGTCAGTATGTAAGGTTTTCTACAAAGATAGATGATACTGTGGGTCTTGTAGGTTTTATTGAAACACTTAAGCACGACGTTCTAAGGAGGGCGGCAGGCTAGTGTTAGATACCTCAACGTGTCCATCTTGGGCTGTGTTTGTTGGTGTAAACTTGTTGACAGATAAATTAGTTTACGAGGATGAAGCCAAGGTCATAGCCCATTACTGGATTATTGAGGGTGAAGATGAAGTATGGTTAATGAATTACCGTACAAACAAGATACATATATTTAACTATCAAGAAGGAGAGTGGGTACCCTATGCAACAAGACATTAAATTAGCACACTCTTATTCATCTATTAAGATGTTTGAGAACTGCCCTAAAAGATACTACCATCAGCGAATAACTAAAGAAGTAACTGACACTGGTAGTGATGCAACAAGACACGGTGAGCGTATTCACGCAGACCTAGAACACCGTTTAGTAAATCAAAAACCTCTTACATATGACACAGAACAGTACGAAGTATTGTGTCAAACCATTGAAGTACTTGCTACTGGTGGTGAGTTACATGCAGAACGCCAGCTCTGCTTGAATGAAAACCTTACACCAACATCTTGGTACGCAGGTGACGCATGGCTACGATCCATTCTTGACGTTCTGATTCTTAAAGATGATGAAGCAATCGTAATGGATTGGAAGACAGGTAAACGAAGACCTGACTTTACACAGCTACAACTATTCGCATTACAAGTATTCAAACATTTCCCTGAGATTAAATCTGTCAAGTCCTCATTCGTATGGTTACGAGATATGGAAATGGATACAGAAGTATTCACTGTCGATAAGACTAACCTTATGTGGGCTGATATGCTCTCTCGTATAGAACGAATACAGCAATCACTAGACAATGATAACTGGCCTGCTAAACCTAGCGGTCTATGTAACTGGTGTCCTGCAAAAAATATTTGTGAATATGCTAAAATATAAGTTGACAATACTGTAAAGGTAACTATATAATGGCTACTACACCCGAAGGGAGGATTAAAAACAAACTTGACAAGATGTTAAAGTCTGAGAGAGTATGGTTTTATTCCCCACAGGCAGGGCCTTTTGGTCGTGCAGGTGTTCCCGATAGAGTAGCTATCCTAGGTGGTCGCTTTATTGGGATAGAGTGTAAGGCGGACAGGACAAAGAAACCCACCGCCTTACAACTTAAATGTATGAAGGAGATTGAGATGGCAGGTGGCAAATGTTTCGTGGTCTATGATGATGAGACCATCGATGAAGTAAGAGAGTTTATTAATGCTAGTCGTTGAACAAGCACAAGCTTTAGCACTAAACCTAAAGCATCCTAACAAGGTGTTGGAGTGTATTCCAACGGCCAAGAAGATGTCGTATAACGGAACAGAACTTGTTGTTACACCTCATCGTAATGATGAAGTTAAGATACTGCGTAACCTAGGCATCAAAGCACCTGCACCTATACTACATTATTATAAATGGTCGGGTAGGTTTGAACCCTATGACCATCAAAAGATGACATCTGCTTTTCTGACAATGAATAGGAGAGCGTTGGTACTGAATGAGATCGGTACAGGTAAGACACAGTCTGCACTTTGGGCGGCTGATTATCTTATACAAATAGGTGTCGTAAGTAAAGTTTTAATTATATCCCCACTGTCTACCCTTGAACGAGTATGGGGTGACAGTATCTTTATGAACTTCCCACATCTTAGGTCAGTAACTTTACACGGAACAAGTGAACGTAGAAAGAAACTACTAAAGACTGACTGTCATTTTTACATCATAAACCATGATGGATTCCCTATTATATTAGATGAAGTTAAAGATATGTTTGACCTTATCATCATTGATGAGGCGGCTGTCTATCGCAACCCATCTACTAATCGTTTCAAACTGCTCAGGAAGTTTATGGCTCAGCACATCACAACACGTTTGTGGTTGATGACAGGTACACCCACGCCGAATGCACCGACAGACGCATGGGCATTGGCTAAACTTGCAGACAGTCCGAACTTGACACAAACGTATACAGCGTTTAGAGAAGCTGTTATGATGAAGGTCGGACAATGGAAATGGATACCACGCCCTGAGTCTATCGAGGTTGTAAAGTATATGTTAACCCCTGCTGTAAGATACACTAGGGATGAATGCTTTGACCTACCTGATACCGTATTCCAAACACGGAAAGTTGAACTTACCAAAGATCAGAAAGAACACTATCAAAAAATGCTTAAGCACTTCATTACAGAACATACCGCAGGTGAAACTATTACTGCTGTAAACGAGGCTGTAAAGTTGCAGAAGCTAGTACAGATATCTTGTGGTGTTGTCTATGGTGATGACGGACAACACATTGAGGTTGATTGTAAACCTAGAGTTAACATCGTTAAGGAGGTGATAGATGAAGTAGGTGGTAAGGTAATAGTTTTTGTACCCTTAACAGGTACATTAAGAATGCTAGAGAGGGAACTCTCTAAGCAATGGAGTGTTAGTGTAGTCAATGGGGAGGTCTCAGCTACCAAGCGTAATGAGATATTCCATAACTTCCAACACGCAAAAGACCCTCACGTTTTGATTGCTCACCCTGCGACTATGGCTCATGGGCTAACCTTGACTGCCGCATCTACGGTGATCTGGTATGGGCCAGTAACAAGCAACGAACAATATGTTCAGGCGAATGGTCGAATCGAGAGGATAGGTAAGAAGCATGTCTCTAACATCGTACATATAGAAGCAACAGAACTAGAGTACAGGATGTATGACAGGCTTAAAAATAAACAAAAACTACAGGGTCTGTTGCTTGACCTTATAGAAAATGAAACGAGGTAATGACATGACTGACTTAGTTTTGACTGTTGATACAGTCATCGATACATACCTTAAGCTACGCAACAAGAAGGAATCCATTGAGTCTGAGACTAAAGAAAGAGTCAAAGGTATCAAGGAGAATATGGCAAAGCTTGAGGGGTGGATTAAAGAACAAGCAGACAATCAAGGTGTAAAGTCTTTTAAAACTGACCATGGTACTGCGTTCTTAACCACTACTGATTTCGCACAGGTTGCAGATTGGGATGCAGTGCTGTCCTTTATTAAGGATAACGATGCTTTCGATATGCTTGAGAAGCGAGTTAGTAAGACTGCTGTACGAGGTTATATCGATAAGAATAAAACCGTACCATCAGGTGTGAACTACGGAACACGCATAGATGTAAACGTCCGTAAACCAGTAGCGAAGGCGGATGAGTGATGATTGGTTCTAAACTATCCATAAAGAACTCACGCTTTCATATCGTGACTGATGCAGGTGACGCTCAACTTACCACAACAAATCTGAACGTGGTGATTGTTGGTGCTAACCCGCGTCTGTCTAAAGTATGGTATGCAGGTGATTACACTGTGGATAGGGAATCATCTACACCTGACTGCTTCTCTCTTAACGGTGAAACTCCTAGCGATAGGAGTGAGTTAAAACAGAATGACCTATGTGCATCATGTCCACAAAACGCATGGGGTTCTAAGATTACGCCTGAAGGACGCAAGGTTAAAGCTTGCGCTGACCAAAAGCGATTAGCTTTGGTAATGGCGGATAAGACAGATGGAGATATCTATCTGTTACAAGTCACGCCTTCTTCTCTTGGCAATCTTAATGCTTATCAGAAGACTCTACAAACTAGGGGTATTGCACCTGACATTGCAATCACCACGATATCGTTCGATACGAATGTATCTTTCCCTAAGTTGAAGTTCTCCTTTGGAGGTTTCAACACTGAGAAGATGCAACGTAATGTCGATAAGTTGATAGGGACTGATAGCGTCAAGGTTATTACAGGAGAAGTTGCTGTCGTGAGTGGGCAAACACCTACCGCTTCTGACTTTGGATTTACAGAAGAAGTAGGTTTCAATCAAACTGAACATGAACTAGGAGGTTCAAATGGCAAATAAATCTTTTACAACCGCAAAGGGTGTGGCTTACTACCCTTATATCTCTGCTCCCGATACGAAGTTCGATGAGCAAGGACATTACAAAGTAAACCTGTGTCTTTCAAAAGAAGATGCAAAGCCTGTAACTGATCTCATTCAAGCTGAGATTCTTGCAGGTATTAAATCTTTGAAAGAAGCGAAGCCTAATAAAGCAATTAAGCAAGCACCACTACCATTTAGTGATGAGTTGGATGAGGAAACTGGTGAACCCACTGGTAATGTAATCATCAAGTTCAAATCTAAAGCGGCATATAAACCTGCTGTGTTTGATGCTAAGGGTCAGATGATGCCTAAGCACAACATCTATGGTGGCTCTGTTGTTAAGGTAAATGGTGGCTGTGCTTTCTACGAATCACCATCTGTTGGTGCAGGTGTAACCCTACGTCTGAGAGCAGTACAGGTGATTGAATATGTAGAAGGCTCAAGCGGTGCAGGTAAGTTCGGCTTTGGTGAAGAAGTTGGTTTCACTATGGACGAAGAAGTTGAGACAGAAGATACTAACGTGTCTATTGAAGTCAACGAAACAGTTGCACCTAAAGCACCTGAACCTGTTGTGGCTAAACCTACACCGAAACCTGTAGTCGAAGAACCAAAGCCTGCACCTAAAGCAAGTGCAGAAGCTGATGATCTTGCGGCACAGATTGCGGCTCTTGTAGGAGAGCATGCTGATGACTAATCCTTCTCCTCTAGACTTCAAAAAAGTTGAAGCTTTGAGGAAGCATATGCTTCTTACAACCTCCAATATGGCTGAGTTGTTAGAGGTGTCTCGTATGACTTACTACGGATGGGTAAAAGGTAAGCCCATCCGTCAGAAGAATGATGATAAAGTACGAGAAATCTTAAGGAAAATGCTGTCTATTCTTAATGATGGATGGCCTCAACCTGAGATTATTGCACTGGAACAGAAGGAACGCTTCAAGAGGCTTCTTGAGATTTTTAAAGAAAACGAGTAAACTGACCAAAGGGAGGGAATATTCCCTCCCGAAGGTCATGAAGGTAGGGCAAATATGAACACGTTGGAGTTTCTTCAGCGAGTCCTGCCGGACGAAGGATACTATGTTACTACTGTCATCAACCCTAATGGGAGACAGCAAGGATTCTTCAACACGGTAGAGGAACTCGCAAAAATATGTGAGAGATTAGATAAGACAAATAATAATACTTACTTTGCTATCTCCGCATTTAGAGAAAAGGGTAATAGAAAACAGGATAACGTCAGGGCTACCAAGGTAGTAGCTATTGATGTTGACTGTGGTGAATCAAAACCATTTCCTTCTTGGAAGGAAGGGCTTGTAGCACTAGGTAAATTTGTAGATGAACTGAGTTTACCTAAACCTATGATAATCCATTCGGGTAATGGGCTACATGTATACTGGGTATTAGAAGAAGAACTAGAACCCGAAGAATGGAAACCTCTAGCCGAAGCTATGAAGCAGGCGGCTATCTCAAAAAAGTTTGAAATCGATGCAGGACTTACCGCTAATAGTGCGTTGGTCTTACGTCCTGTAGGAACACACAATCCTAAGAACGGCAACGAGGTGAAGTTGTTGGTGGATGCTGAGCCTGTCAAAAGTTTGACACTCAAGGATAAGCTATCTTATTACTACAAAGCACCCGCTGCAGCTCACGAAGGTCACACTCGTGACAACACATTGTTAGACAACTTAGCAGTTAAGAAAGAGTTTCCTCCTGCTGTTGGGTCTGTTGTTGCTAGTAAGTGTAAACAGATTGAATGGGCTGTCGATAACCAAGACAAAGTAGATGAACCATTATGGTATGACTTAATCGGAGTCGCCGCATACTGCGTTGATCCTGAGAACACAGCGTTAGAATGGAGTAAAGGTCATACTAAATACAGTGAGAAGGATACCATACAGAAACTTACTCACTGGAGAGAGTCCGCTACTGGCCCGGCAACATGTCAGAAGTTCGAGAATGATAGACCGAATGGATGCCGTGGTTGTAAATACAAAGGCAAGATTGGATCACCTGCTAGATTAGGTGTTCAATATCAAGAAGTAGCTGTATCACAGGAAGCACCTGATACAGATGCAAACTCTATCCCAATTCCAAAACCATTCAAACGTACTAGAGATGGTATCAAAGTTACCATTGATGACACTGATATAGATGTCTGTAAGTTTGATATATATCCTGTAGCTTATGGTTATGATGAATCATTAGGCTATGAGACTGTTAGATTCCACTGGCATAGAACACACATTGGATGGACAGAACTTGTTTTACGACAAGCGTACCTAACAGAAGGCAACCGAGAATTTGCTACAGCAATAGCAGATCAAGGGATAGTGTTATATAACAAAAGACAAACGGAGTATTTTCAGCTTATGTTACGATCATATATGGACGAGCTGAGACAAATCCGTAAGATGACTAACCTGTATTCCACTATGGGTTGGAAAGAAAAGAACACGGCATTTGTCTTAGGCAACACTTTAATAAGACGCGATGCCGATGGCATTGTGAATGAAGAAACAATTAACCTTGCGTCTACAGTTCAAAGACAAGGCGCAGAGTTATACAATCTCAAGGGTTCATTAGAACAGTGGATTGCACTCACCAGCATACTAGAGAAAGGACATTTGTACACACATATGTTTGCACTAGGTGTTGGATTCTCTGCACCACTTTATAATTTTACTGGACTCAAAGGTTTGACTGTGTCCCTTTACGGCCCTACCGGAGGTGGTAAAACCCTCGCACAGTATTGGGCGCAGTCAATTTATGGTAACCCTGACAAGCTACATTTTGCGGCTAAGTATACGCAGAATAGTTTGTTCACTAGGCTAGGGACTTACGCCAACTTACCTCTGACTATCGATGAGGTAACTATGATGAACGATAAGGAAGTCGGTGACTTCTGTTATTGGGTATCACAAGGTAGAGATAAGGCTAGGCTTAACCGTAATGCAGAGGAACGTGATGCTAAGACATGGGCTACACCTGTTATAGTATCCACCAACAAGTCTCTACAAAGTAAGCTGATTGCTTCTGGTCTGGATACAGATGCACAGATGGCTAGATTACTAGAACTTACCATCCCTGCTACACCTATATTCACTAGAGGAACAGATGTTGGTAAAAAAATATACGAGTCTATCCATGCAAACTACGGTCATGTAGGTAGAATATTTCTAAAGAAGTTAGTAGAGATGGGCGAGGAAGGTATATCCGCCGTTATTGCTGAAGCATCACAGAACTTTAGAAAGAAATATAAAGCTAACTTCTCAGGTCAAGAACGGTATTGGGAACAAGCAATCATCTTATCAGACTTAGCTATGTCATTAGCTGATGAATGGAATCTAATACAGTTTGATTATCACCAGTCGACTGAGTGGGTATTGTCTCAGATTGGCGCTATCCGTAGAACAGTTCAAGAGAATCAGGTTGATGCGTTTGATCTGATAGCAGAATACATGGCTGACTCTGCTGATTCACAAGTAACAATCATGCACACATCAGGTCAGAAACCACAGCCTGATTTCAGTCGTATGCCTAGAAACGATATCCGTGTACGTCTTGATGTCTATCGTAAATCAGCGGCAGACCCGTTTGATAAAGGCACGATGATGATAGACCGTACTCATTTCCGTAAGTGGTTATCAGTACGCGGAGCTGACTACAAGACATTCAAACAGGAACTTACTGAGGAGAATGCAGTTGCTACTCCTAAGTCAGAGAAAGCATCAATGGGTAAAGATACACCAGTTAAACTAGCACAGACTTATGTGATTGGTTTAAACCTGACTCACCCACGCTTTCAAAACTTATTAGAGAATGCTGATGTAGCGGCTGATGACTTAGCTTATGGTCAATTACAGGTGGTGAAGAATGATTCTTGAAGCCGCCACTGCAATGATATGTATGGCTCACGCCATATACTTTGAAGCTAGGTCTGAGTCTACTGCGGCACAACTTGCTGTGGCACATGTAATCTTTAATAGGGTTGAAGACCCTAGGTTTCCTAACACTGTGTGTGAGGTTGTAACCGAAGGATTACGCCACGGTTCAGGTGTAATGAAAAGACATAAGTGCCAGTTCAGTTTCTATTGCGACGGAAAACCCGAACAAATTTCCGAACAAATAGCATACAGAAAAGCAGAGTTAATAGCATACTCAGCCTTAGATACTTACGCACAGTATGATATTACTGATGGAGCCACACATTATCATGCTGATTATGTGGCACCTGCATGGGCTACCGCAGATAGATTTACTAAGACTACTTGTATAGATAAACATTGTTTCTATAGATTAGAAACTACTGCAAATCGCTAGGGTCTATACCATATAGTTGCATTAGATCATCGATCTCCTGCCTGATATTCTTAGGCGCAAACTTCTTATATCGTAGGATAGTTGGGTTCTTAGCCGCATTGTATGAACGGTTAGCAGACCTAATGAATCCTTTGAACTCAAACTCTGTACCTTTATGGTATCGGTTATGCTCGTTCACATCCTGAATAATTCTGTTCATTTCTGCTACATCATTATTTAATTTAGCTTTTACATATTGCTGAGTGTAAGCCATCTTAAGTGATTTCACATAAGCATCAGTATGTTTTCCTATCCTAACCACATCATTCTGCAGCGTAGCGATTGCAGGATAGAAGCCCATCATACGAGCAATAGCAGTCGTTAATGGTACTTCGTTAGAGATTACATTACCTTTGGAATTGGTAATCCTTCCATCGTTTAGATATGTCCAACCATCAGCCATACCTCGGACTGCTGATACAGGAGAATCACGCAGGATATCTACAAAGTTTGTAGTGTCATCCTTAAGTCCTAATACTTCAGCACCATACTTAGCTAGTTGACCACCTGTAGCAAACATACCTTGGATACCGTTATATACAGGGCCAAGGAAGTTCTCAGCTTCACGCCATGGGTCTGCACCTGCTTTAAGTGCGCCTGATAGTGGGATCAAATCACCAAAACCTAGTCGAGTAGATATGGTTGCACCAGTGAATCGGTCTATGAAACCACGCATTAATACTTGTGATGACCCCGGATACACACTGTCAAAGAACGTGGCAAGTTCTTTCTCTATGCTTGCCATCTTAATACCGAACATCTGAGCAAGAGTATCAACCAAATCCATTAGGTCATCTGCAAATGGTAGTCCTTTCAATCCTGATGCAAACAGTAGCATACCTAGGAATATTGCACGTTCCTTAGTAGCCATTCCTCTCATCAACTGAACGCTGATAATAACGAATTGTTTATACATAAATACATATTGGAGTACGTTACCACGAGCCATCTCTGGTCGGTTATACATAGCGTATTCACCTTGAGATGTGTTCACAGCTTTACGTCCAAATTCTGACGCACGTTCCTGTGCTTCAGCTTGTGTAGCACCTGCCGCTAGTTGTCTTTCTCTTTCAAGTCTATAAGCCGCCATGAATGTAGTTCTACGGTTCATCTGCTCTGTGTAAGAGAACATAGACATCCATGCTTTAATAGCAGATGCAGTCTTATTACTATTCACACCACCCCTAGCAGTACCTACTAGTGCATTGAATTGTGCCGCTTGTAGTACGCCTTCTGCTGTAGCATCTCGTAAGGCTATGGCTTCGTCTTCTGATAGACCATGTTTCTGCTGTAGTTCTGTGTTGTTAGCAACCTCATTAACATAACTATAATTAGCAAGATTCTTATTCCACATATTACCTGATGATCTCATCATGGCTGCTGCCGATAAAGTCATACCAAATCCACCACCATAACCACGTTTAGGGTTATAGGTACTTAGATAAGGGATAGAGTGGGTTACCATTGAGATGGCGTTAATAGCTGCTGTAGCTACTGATCCACCCAACTGGAATAAGACAGCAAACAATTTGAAACGAGAACCGACTTCACCTGACAACATATCTTCTGTTGACTGATCGATGTTAGCCGCGTCAGAGTACCAAGCAAGAAGTCGTTTAGCTTCTTCTCTATAGTTTTCACCTCGGCCTTCAGTCTGTGCTTTTTTAGACTGTCTGGTTCCATCACCATTTGCTTTACCATATAGATTAACAGTTTTACTTCTACCTACATCAGCACTGTATTGGTACATAGCTGCATAAGCATCGTATTCTTGGCGAGCAATCTTAATTCTTTCAGGGTTACCCTGTCTTTCTGCTCTGAGCATAGCATCTTCAAGACGCTTAAGTTTCTCAGGGTTACCTCTCCACATGCTGTTATCAAGCATGATTCGATTTAGTTTGTGGCGATAAAAAGTCTTACCGGCAATATGACCTTGAGTCTCAAGATGCTCGGATACACTACGAACTACGTCAGTATCCCATCCTGCTACGCCTGAACGTTGTAGGCTACGTCTTGCTCGTTCACCCTGTTTAGTCAAGGCAACAACAATACGCTCACGTTCTTGTGGAGTAATATTAACACTCAATCTCTGCAATACATCTACGAACTCACTTAGGTTTACTGTGTGAGTCATAGGTTGTGACTGTCTAGCTGTACCAAACTCAGCTTCAAATGTTACTTTAACTTCGTTTCCGTCGTTATCTAGAACAGTAAACTGTTTACCACCGAATGATTCATCTAAAGCACGTTGAATTTCTCTAGCATCTGCACGACTATTTACTTGGTAGTAAGGCATAGAACTCTTGTATGCCTCGTCCATATTAACTGCTTTGCCATTAGCCATAGCTTTAACCATGACCTGATACTTACCACGTCTAGTGAATGGTACATATGCACCCATGATAGTACGCTTAGCTAGGAACTCAGCATTAGCATTCTTAACATCTAACAGGTAGATATTCTGGATTGCATTAGTAATATTGTAGGCTTGGTTCTCACTTAATCCCAACGCATTAAGTCTTTCTAGACCATCAATAATATCTTGGAACTCATCACCTTGGAACTGCTCTGTATTATCAGTGCCTGCTTTCCAGTCATTAAGTTTGTTTTGATTCCACATTGCACGGTTGATAGCCGCAATAAAGGTCTTAGCTTTCTCAATAGATGCTTCTTTATACTTAAGACCTGCGCCTTCCTGAACCGCACCTTCTTTATAAAGACGTGTGTATTCATCAATAACTCTACGCAGAGTCTGTATTTCTACAGTAGTAGGAGCGTTACCAGCAGACCCAACAACATTTTTAAATCCTTCCAGTGCTTCGTTCTTCTGATCTAATGCAGCACCAAGGTTGGCTTCAAGCACATCAAGTGCAGCTTGGTTTACCGCAGCCCTTTGTTCTTGGTAGATACGCCACACATTATCAGTAATAGCAAACGCAGGTTTGTAGACAGAAGGTTGTGTGTTCTCTTGTCCTTCAACAATATCTAGTACTACTTCAATACCGTTAGTAAATTCATCTCTAGTTACTTCTCCTGCCTGCCTGATTCTTTCAAAAGCATTAGGATCAATAACAATATTTCCGTTAGCGTCAGCTACAGCAAGGTTAGGCATATCACGAATCATTTGTTCCGTGGTTGCTTTACCTTTAAACAATGCTGCATAAGCTAGTAGTTCACCAGCTTGTTGTAGTTCTTCAGTAGTAGGGCCTCCACCAAATCCAAACCATTCAGGTGTGTGAGAGAAGGCAGTAAGTTTTTCATACTCAGCATGTAGTCGTTTAACCCTAGCTGACTGTTGTTGGAAAATCTTAAATACTTCTGAAAGACCTTCACTACGCAAAGCCATATTATCTAGAGTCTGTACTTTCTCTAAGGCTTCACCTAACCAGTTTGCTAGGTCTCTAGTATTAGTTACATCTTTAGCTCGTTTAGCTAGTTCAGATACACCTGTAAAACTACCATACTGACCTGCTTTCTTATTCAAACCAAACTGGCTGAACAATGTAGAAGCTAGGTCAGCACGGTCATCTTCAAGGGAGAAGCGTCCATACATGCTGTCCTGTGTTAGTCTTTCTAAGTTTTTACTTAGCTGTCGACCATTGACAAAGAATCCGCCACCTGAGCGTAAGTTTCTACGAGATTGACTAATCAGGTACCGGGACATGTCATCACCGAACGTAACCCCAAACTTGTTGAGGAAGTTCTTAACAGCAGCCCAAAATCTGGCTACGAAATGTACATCCATATAGGCCGCAGCATCAGCCATTGCTTCTTCAATAGCCTCGTGCATATCCATACCTGCTTCCATCTTACGATCAGCAACAGCACGGATATGGCCTTCAGTTCTATAAATATCTCTGAGGATAGCATTGAGCCTTCTGTCAGGCATGAATGCTCTAAATCCAAAGTGACCTAGTGTTTCGTGGGCTACAACAAACTGAACCTGTTGCTCAGTTTTAGCGTAGTCAGCAAAGATAATAATCTGGTCACCAACTGAGAAACCTACAGCCGGTGTAGTTTCAAAGTCAGGTCGGCTACGCATAGCCCTGTTAAATAACTCAGGGTTAGTTTGTCTAAGTTCTGCCACATTCTGAACAACAGTGACAGTTGGTTTAATCTTAAGACCTTTAAGAACCTTGTTAACAATTAATTTAATCTTACCTTTAGGCACAGGGTTTTGGATTACAGAACCATCTTCTGCTCTGTAGAAGTTACCATCTTCATCATCAAACGCACCAAACATTTCATCGTCACTCTTACTACGAGTATCCAATGTCATTTCTTCGGCTTGTCTTAATGCTTCTAGTTGTTCTCTTTCACGCTCAGCAGCTTTAAGTCTTGCTGCTTTCATTTGAGCCTGACGTTCTTTCAACTGTTCTTGGGTATATTCCTTAGTAGTAGGTACAAGCCTACCATCACCTGACCCTACAAGTTTAAGTTCACCGTTCTCATTAAAGTATTCTTTAAGCTTAGGCCCTCTACCCATACGATATTCAGGGTCTGCTTTAGCAAACAACTGGTTAAGCCTAATAATTTCTTTAGAATTTCTACGCTTAATTTGGTTAATTGCTTGATCTCTAATCTGTAGATCAATCTGTTTCTCAAGCTCTTGACTTGCAGCAAACTGCACCTGCTCTGAAGTTTCCTCAATAACAGCAGGTTCTTGAACTTGTTCTTGTTCTACCTGAGCGATTGGTTCTGCTACAACCTCTGCTTGTTTAGCTTTATACCACTTAGGCATTGCTCTCATTGGAGCTTTAATAGCATCTAATAGATTACGCTGAGCACCAAAGGTTACCCATGCTTTATCCTTACCACGATAAGTTCCTGTAAGATTGTCGTTTAGATTCGCGCCAGCAACAAAGGCTTCATCAATAGCTTTCCATTGTTTCTCACTAAATTGAGTGTTGTTTATATAAGCTAATGCTCTGTCTCTAATACTAAGACCACCACCTGCGGTTTTCTTACCGAGGTTAGAATCAGTATTAAACAGTGCATAATCAAGAATAGTTTCAGCTGCGTATGCAAAAGTGGTTGCATCAGTGGCAGTATCAAAAAAGGTTACCGCTTCCTCTAGTTCTTGTAGAGGAGTTAGTTCCATATCAGCACGAGCTTTGTCATAAATTTCTTTAGTCTGCTCGTAAGTAATAGAACCACTATTTACTAGCTGTTCAAACTCTTGCCTCTGTGCAGCAGGGATATCATCAAGTGGGATATCTGTAACACCCATGTCTTCCCATGCTTCATACGGAGAATCGTATGCAGTTACACTAGATACGGCGGCTTCTTCTTTGACAGCGGGTCTGCTATCCTGTTGCCTTTCTTGTTGTGCTTGATCTGTTGGTTGCGGAGTTTGTTCTTGTTTAGCTCTTTGCTCTGCAACTTGTTCCGTGATCTGTTCTTGGCTAGCAATCTCGCTCGCTTTCGTTTTTCTGAGTCGCTGAGCTTTCCTACCCGTTGTGGTAGTTGTCTGTTCTCCGGTGTCTCTGACTCGAATTGGTTCGCCAGCTTGGGGTTGTTCGCGTACATCCACTTCCGCTGGGCTTCGCTCTTGAACGGCATCTTCACCCCTCCTTAATGTTGTAGCCGCAGGAGCTACAGGAGCTGCAGGCTCGTCAAAAGGTAGTGTCAGTTGACCAGCGGCTTCTAGTTCAGCGGCAGTTGGTTGTTGTGGTTCTGCAGCGACAGGTTGTGGCTGTCTCTGTAACCTTCTCAATCCGTATGGAACAGCAAACCCCGGCAGACTTGGCTGCACAGGTTCTCTAGCTGCTGATACCATTGGCATCTTAAGCTGAGCATTTTCCTCAGCTAATCTTTCATTCTCTGCAATAATCTGTTCGATCCTTGCAGTTTCTAATTCTTTAATCTGTTGTTCTTGACGCTGACGTAAAGCTTCATCGAACTGACGTTGACGTTCAGCACGAGTTCTTTCAGCTTCTAATTCTTGTTTAACAATTTCAGCTTCCTGTATAGCCTGCTGAGTTTCAACCTTCTGTTGTTCTTCACGAGCTAATGCAGCCTGAAGCATCTGCTGACCCATAGCAGTTTGTTGTGTTTCTGGTTGCTGCGCTGCAACCTTCGTAGCTGCAATCGTTGGGTCTTCTAATGGTAGCTGTTGCTGACCAGTAACTTGGTCTTCTAATACCTGATTTGACGTAGGTACAGCCTGTCCTGCAGGATCAACTACAACTGTTTGGTTATTTAAAGCCTGTTCTATTGTGTTATTTGTGCCACCCTGTTGCTCATTTGCAACAGTAGGTGCCTGTGTTGTGACAGGTTGTTGTGGTGTAACTGTCGGTGTTGCTGCCGGGGCCTGATTTTGTCCCATTTCTTCAGCAGAAAACAACTCCATTTGAGTTCCACTAGGGGCTGGGAGGGCACCTGCAACAGAGGGAGGAGCTGGCAATGCGCCTGCAACCGTGCCACCTAGTGGATTCGGATTAGGATTCTCTGGATCAACTGGGGTAGTACTAGAAGATGGTTCAGGATTCTGTTCAATCTGTAGTAGATTGGTTGCTTCACCCTTCTTAAGGGTATTAGCTACTGAACCTATTGGGCCACCTACTGCAGCACCTGCCGCAAAAGCATTAATAAGTCTGTTAATTACTTGTTTATCATTTAAATCAAACTGGTCTGTACCTGCAAGTAAGATAGTTTCTTGAGCAGCTTCTGTTACACCTTCAAGAGTAGCGCCTACTGCGAAACCTTTACCTGCTCGCTTAGCGATTCCACCCCTAGCCATAGCAGCTGGAGATAGTACAGAATTAGGTACACCAAAGATTTTACCAGCTAAGAAAAATTCTGATAGAGATTCTAAAGCAGCATATGGAATAGCACCTAATGCGGCTGTATATCGGTCACCTACACCTGTATCTCTTACTTCACCATAGATATCACCAAGGCCAATACCATAAGAACTAACGCCTGATCCTATTGCTGCACCGCCTACTATAGCTTGGTTTCTACCAACTCTATTAGCTTTTTGTGCACCTGCTAGGATTGCGTCATCAATCTGTGATTTGATACCAAAAGTATTTCGTTTAAGTGCTGCTTGTCCTGCAGGGTTGACTACAAAAATCTTAGGATTCTTAAGCTGTGCTACACCAGTAAGACCTGCAACTTCACGAAGAAGTTTTCTCTCACCATTACTAAGAGCTTCACCTTTCATATACTTTTTAGCAGCTACAAGAACTGCTCGTTTGAAAGACTCTTTACCCATAGTAGTTAGGATTGCACCACCTACAGCACCGAATGGGGTACCAGTTGTAACAGCACCAACCCCTGCACCTACTAGTGCAGATGCAACAGACTCAATAAGCATTGGCCCTTGCTGTGCAAGGTTAGCTACAAACCAATCGAGCGCACCATGAGATTCAGAATCACCAAATTCTATATTAGTAAATTCACGTTGGAATGGTTGGTTATAGTACAGTTCTTTAACTGCTTCATTAACCCAAGCCTGACCTGTTTCTTCTGCACCAAAAAACTGAGCAGCTCTACCACCAAGAAGTTTTAGATTACTACCACCAATTTCAAAGTTACGTTTCATCAGCGTACCCCAATCAGGGTTTCTGATTCCGCCTATATACTCATCATAAACTTGTGGTTCTACAACCTGCCAGTTATAACCAGCGGGTGCATCGGCTCTTGGCTGTTGGATATAAGGTACTGAATCCATTGCTGACTGTGCATCATCAGCATCAAACATAGCACCATTCACAAACATCTTGTTAGCATTAGGATCATAAAGAACCTGAGGCCCAGACGTTTTAGGCTTAAGCATCTCAGGCATTTCAAACTGAGATGATTTAATAATGGCTTCACCTAATGCGGCTGTATCCGCCATAGATGTATTAAGGTTACCTACGCCAATATCTGGTTGGGGATCGTAAGGATTACCTACTGGATTTATATCCATGGCATTTAGTGGAATGCTGCCGAATGAGAGTCCAGCTTTTGCCATGTTATTTTGCTCCGCTATTTATAACACTCTGTACATTTGATGTTAAATATGGGTTGCCTGATGAAGCTGACCCAGAGATTAAACTTATTCCATCAGCAAGAGATATTTTCTTAGTTCCCGGTGCATAGTACTTATCACCATTAGGTTTAGTATGTTCCATCATTGGGTCAAATAAGTAAACCTCAGAACCTATTTGCACAATACCTTTACCAGAACCATCACCAATAGCTTTAAACTCACCTTTCATCATCTTAATCTGCTCTAGTAACGCATTAGCTTTGGATGTTAGTTCTTTATCGACTTTGAGTTTGATAAGGTCTGCATTAATTTTTTGTTGTTCTTTCGTCATATCTAGTTGTGCATCAAAAATCTTCATAGATTTCTCAGCAGCAACTTGGTTAATCTGAGTCTTGTATGATGAATCGAACTGAAGCTGAGCTAAGTGAGATATCTCTCGCATGCTCATACCTTCTTGTACCACAGTACCATCCATCTGCAGATTAAACTTACCATCAGAACGTGGGACAATTCGTACATCCCTGCCTGAATACATAGACCAAACCATAGATAGACGGTTGGTGTTATTACCGTACCTTAAATCATTAAGACCCTGCATACCTTGCAGATAAATCATACCCTGATCTATCTTAGTTACAGTATCCCTAGCAGTTACAAGGCTAGTTAGCATACCTTCTGCTGCTTCTTTATACTTAAGGAAGTTATCTATATCACCTGAAATTCTGTAGATTTCTGCAATTCGTTTATATTCCTGTGATTTCTTCTGAGCAATTTGAAAAATCTGAACTGCTTCAGTTCTAGTTTTCTTAGCTTGCTCCATATCATAAGTAACTTTTGATGGATTCTGTATATAAATCGCAGGGGTATCAATACTTTTGTCTTTGGGTGTATCACCAGAACCTAAGTTACCGCTGCCTAGATCAACACCAACTTGGTCACCAGTGGTGACTTTAGTATCTTTACCTGAATCAACTGTTTGTAGAGAACTAACATTGTCAGTAGCAACAGCTGTGTTATTTGCATTATTAGACTTAGCTTCTGTTTCTACTTTAGTTGTAACTTGATCGCCTACACCAGCGCTTAGCTTAACTTTAAGCTGGTTATATTCTGTAATAAGTTTTGAATTTTCAGCAGCCGAAATATTTGGATCAGCAAGTAACTTACCAATCTCATTCATACGATCCATCGCCGCTTTTCTGTCATCACCTGTAATAGCAGGTAATTTCAAACCAGCTTGGGCTTCTGTGTCTTTTGTAGTAGAATCAGGAAGAATGGTTACATTCTCTGGTGTATATGTAGAACTGCTAGCTGTAGCACCAAACGCAGTTGGAAACTGATCCAACATACCGTTGTAGATTCTAATTACTGCAGAGTTATAATCATTATTTGTAAGCGACCCATCATTAGCTACAGAAGGAGTACCTCGTTGAAGGGTTCCTTCCATACCACCTTGGTAACCTGCAGCAAGCAAGTTCTTAGGTACACCAATATATTCACCATACTTCAGATATAAGATACCTGCAGCTATCTGGTGTTGAGGATTAGTTGGGTCTAACGATGCAGCAAGCTGTTGAACCTGCTGTGAAATTCCATATTTTTTAATATTTGTTGGGTTTGTGTACCAACCTTTCATTTGTTGGAACGTAGAATCAGCGACCTGCATAGGCCCTTGAATGGTAACTTTACTACCATTCTTAAGTTCAAACTCTTTAGGTGCTGTATCAACCCTACCAAAATCTGATTCAATACCTAGAATTGCTAGAGAAAACGCAGTATCAAAACCAATTATCTTAGAGTAATTTAATACATCTGTAGATGATGGTTGACTAAATCCTGTAGTTAAATCTTTAAGCCTAGCTGTAACAATAGTATCTGCTGTCTTAGCTGATTTCTTTGTAACAGCTCTATCTTCTCTTAGAGGTGCTTCTTTAACAAAAGTTTTGTGGTAACCAATAGGGTCTAGTGCAGCCCATTGCAGTTGATTAGGGTTTTGTTGAAAATATTTTTTAGCATCATCAGAATCATACCAGTCAAATGCTTCTTTACTTGCTTTACGCTGTTCTACTTCATCAGGATCATCAAAGAAATAACCATACATACGCCCAGCAGGAGAAGATGCAAGCATATCTCCATAACCTGTAGCAATACGATCTCTGATTTTCATCATGATGGCATTGAAGTCACTATTAGCAAACATCTTATCAAGACTTTGCATAAACTGAGATGACTCAGTATCAACCTGAGTAATATCAGGAGTGCCACTCATACCGACTTTTGACATATCAAAGTCAGCTTCAGGGTTATAATCAGGGATAGTCAGGTGACTAGGTTGTACGTTAGTCCCTTCTAAATAATTTTCTTTACCTGTTTTAGTTTCAGCACCTTCAATGGTTTTAGTACCATCTTGGTTCTCAGTAATTTTAGGCCCAACTGCATCAGGTACAACTGGTTTAGTGCCGTCCCCTTCTGTACTAGGTACAACAATTTTCTCTGGCCCTTTAGGTTTTTCTTCAGGTGGAGGAGGTGGAATATAAAGTTGATCCGAACCAAATCCACTAGAATCTAGATTAGGCTGATTGCGCAAGGCAATATCAGGCAGCTGCACTCCGGGTGCATAGTCCTGCATATTAATACGGGTTTGGTTTTTACGTTGTAAATCCTGAAGATCACTCTCCAGTCTTGCACCACGATTAAAAGCGTCAGAGTCTTGACCTAACGCAGTTCCTACAAACCCTCGCAATCCTGCCATCTTTTTCCCCCTAAGCGATCGCCTGATAAGATGAAGTATCTAGACCTGTACCCTTGGTGTTAATTCCTTTTTCATCTTTAGGCACAGTATCTTCTAGTGCTTTTTTATCTTTACTAGAATTACCAGACGTTGTTGCTAACCTTCCAAAGAAGCTAGTAATATTTTCTCGCTGCTTATCAGCTTCGCCTCTACGAGCCGAGTACATGTTGCCTAGGTTTGCTAGTGCATTAGCATATGTAGCATCTGCTCCGGGGATCATACCGTAACCAGTTTTCATTGCTGCGTCTTTAGAAGTCATACCTTTTTGGAATCCGGTATCATAAGCAGACTGAACATTTCTTGCAGAATCAAGAGCAAATCGTCTTTCTTCTGCTGCATTTCTGCCTGTGCTACGGAAGTCAGTAAGTCCTGCTGTACGTCTGTACTCTCTCATTTTACGCTCAGACTCAACCGCAGCCTTATTAGCTGCTTGTAGACCGAAGTATTCTGGAGAGAAATAACCAGCTTGTACAAGATATTGTTTAGCTGCGTCCATCTTAGCATTAAACGCTGCTTCGTTAGTTTCTTTAAGGACAGCAAGTTCTTGCTTGTACTGATCCATAACCTGTTGTTCTTCTGCTGATAGTTCAGGCATTGACCCCGGAGGAATCAAAGCAGTTGCAAGCAACTGACCACCTGCCATCAATGTCATGTTAGCAAGAGTATCTGGATTAGTAACTTTATCTATGACTGTCGAAGGAACTTCACTAAGTTTTTCTAAAAATCCTTTCTTAGCTGCATCTGTTTCTACTGTAGTTTTTACAAGTGTACCGTCAGTTTGCGTTCCTCCTGTTTGTACTACTTGTCCGTCTGTTTGAACCATAGTACCATCAGCCGCTGGTTGACCACTAAAGTTAGTACCAAGATATCTATCTGCAGTAGCACTGACACCACCTTGCGGTGTACCAAATGTACCTGCTGATGCTGACCTGTAACCGCCGAAGCCGCCACCAAGGGCACCCATAATAGCTCCAGCTTTAACACTTTGACCTGTAACTTTAGCTGTGACAGCACCTAGGGCTGCGCCTGTAATTGCTGAACTAATAACTGCGCCTGCAGTCGTAGTCATTGCGGCACCTAATGCGGTACCCGCAAGCATACTAGAAGCAGCAATCGAGCTAGCAATAGCTGGGGCTGCAACTGGGATAATAATAGCTGCTGCTACTGCAACAACTTTTTTGACACCACCTCCGTGTTCGGTAGGTTGTATCGGATATATAGGAGTAGTGCCAGCTGTGGGGCCAACTGAAACTACTAATGGGTTTATAGTTTGCATAGTTTAGACCTCCGTTAAATCCTGTCGTAATTGGACATAATGACGTTCGAACCCTTGTGATAGTAAAATTCTTTCCATCGCTGGATGTACCGAACATTCAATTTTTCTTACACCACACACTTTCGCCCAACTACAAACATCTTTCCAATACATTTGTATCAGGTTTTTTAAGTCTTTTCCACCTAAAGCTACAACATTCATAGCTGTAAACCTAGGATAATTTACAAGTTCCAAAACTATTACTAGTTTAACACTAGGAACTTCAGTCTCATCGTTTTTCGCAACAATGATAAAGACTTCACCTTTCAGTGCTCTGGTATATAAATCTTCCACAAGCATCTCACCGTGCATTGCACGTTTGATACATTCATCAATTAGCGGTGCACATTGCCCCCAGTACTTATCAATCAGTTCCTTAGTCGATAACAACTGAGGTTCATATTTTAGTTCTGGTTCTTCTTTATGCACTACTTGTAAGCTCATGCTGTGTCTGATCCTTTTTTGTTTTCTTTCTCTGCTAACATCTTATCAAAGAAGTCAGTGCCTTTACGCTTCACAATATCTTTAGGGATAACGTATTCACCACCTTCTACTTCGATCTCACCGCCGCCTTTCATTTTTACACGCACACCACCTTCATCATGTGATGGGCCATTGACCATACCGCCGTATTCCATTTCTTGAACTGGAGCTTGGGGTTGTGGCATAGGGGGTTGTTGTGCCTGTCCGTCAAACTGAACATCTGCTTCCATTGATTTAGCTGCTGCAAGAATTGCAATAATCAAACCTTGGTCATACTCTGCAGGTAGATCAGCGTCAGTTGCGATACCTCTAGCAATAGCCATTTGTCTAATCTGCGGATACATCTCAGGATTTTGCATTACAGTTTTTGCTAACTGTATAATGGTGTTAAGTTCGTTAGGGTCTAATTCCCCTGATTGAATACCTGCTTCAATACCTGCTCGTAGTCTAGCTACAATTTCAGGATTCTGCGATAGCATTTCATTAACTTGCATTTCCAACATCTGAGGATTCATCATTGGTGCGCTTTGTGGCTGCACACCTGCAGGTCTAACAGGCATACCCATTGGGCCTACCATGCCGCCTTCTTCATATGTTGGTTGCATTCTAAAATCTAGTACTGGATAATTAGGGTCTTGCGCCACAGTACCAGTTTGTATTGGTTGTACAGCCCCTTCAGCAATTCCTGCTGCGGGCATTTCGATTAAACTTTGGATAGACGCAGGTAAATCCAAAGAAGTCGAAGACGGAACAGCACCCATAGCACCAGCTACACCACCGCCCACTGAACCGGACGGACTAACTGCTGCGTTTGGATCAGTAGCTATTCCGGGTATTGGTTGGTCAGTATAGTTTGCCATTAGCCTACTCTCCTTTTATTTGTTTAATAAGTGCATTTAACACCGCCCTAGTATACGCTAGGTCATTTGCTAAAGTTTGCACATCTGTAATAAGTTTACCATAATCTTCAAGACCTGCTACCTCTTGACTACTAATAGTAAACCCAGCGCCTTTTGCACTTACTTGTTTCATGTCTTGTTCAGACATTTGCTTAATGGTAACCTGACCTTGAGTAACTGCTTTACTCTGAAGATCAGACTCACCACGAAGTCCTGTTAACAGCTCCACATTCTCTTTCACAGAGCTAATCAAAATACTTTGCCAGTCAGTTATACCTCCTTGTGGTACTGCTGGTATTGCTGTAAATCTAGCCATTACACCGCCCTCAATCCATAAGGCGTTTCACCAAAGTGAATAGCTCTAATTCTAGACGAACCAGATACACCTACTTCGAATGTATCCGATCTGTAGCCACTAGGCAATCTAAATATATCACTAGAGCTTACAGTTGCTTGAAATACCAAGGTTTTATCTGCCCATAGTTTAAATGTAACAGGTAACACACCTGTCAAGTCTTTTAGAGTACGAGTCATACCATCCCCGTTTATAGGAAAAGCATTAAGAGTTCCAATATTATTTACAGCTACGCCTGCATCAGTGTAGTCAGTAGGCCCATTGAGTGGAGCTAATTGGATTGATTTAGCCCATATAGCGTTATTATAAGCAGGGACACTGTTATTATAAGCTTGGATATTTGCAGCTTCAGCGTCAGGAGTTTGGAAGTCTGCGATAACTCTAGCAGCACCTAAGTTAATATAGTCCTTAGTTACTAGTGTTTTAGATTTCCATTCAAGCGGAGAAAGAACTTGGTTTACATTATCCCATTCATAGATATCTCCATTACTACCTGCGACATAATACATGATTCCTGTTTCTGTATCGGTATAAGCAGCAGTAAATTGATATTCAATACTTACAAAAAACCCACCTACTTTATCATCACGTTCAAAAATAAATGAACTAGAACTATGTGACCCAAAATATTTACCATTATAAAAATGACCTATAAGAGTAGACGGGTCTAAAGTATCATTCCATGTATCCCAATCGTGGACAAACTTAGTAATAAGGTCAATACCTGTAGATGGTGAGAATACAGCAAGACCACCGTGAGTAGCCCATACAATACCATAACCCATATTAACAACTGATCGTTTAGATAAACATGGATACAGTGTATCAATACGAGATGACACCATAGTTGCTGGGTCGTTACCAGAAACTTGGTATGGATAATCTTTTGTTAGAACCGTAACATAACCTGCGTTTGGCTGAATAGCTACAATCTCAGACTCAAACGTCATTCTATATATTTCAGGCCAAGCATGTGGTTTATCAGGAAATGAAAAACATAACTGGTTACTAGTAAATCCTACAAGAATATTATTATGTGCTGCTTTAAGACCCTGCATATTAGAAGGTGGTGCATCATAATTTTCTGATGGAACAATCGTTGTTAGACCTGATACAAGAAAGTCATCAGTAAAATTATAACTGCCATCACCCCAGTATCTAGCCGAGCTGGTAGCAAGTTCAGAAACATCGTGATACATAGTGCCAGAAGTGGCAGCTGTAGTACCTACATCAGTAGCAGTTTGAGCATACTTAATAGTATAGTCGTCAACTACTTCTGTAACTACGCCGCCTGTAATATCAAAAGAAGAATCTGAACAACCACTTATTTTAAATCGGTCATCTACAATAAAATTATGATGATCATCAAACTTAACAGTAGACACGTTACTTGTTCTAGAAACTTCAGTTACAGTTCTAGGAAACCATAAAGTTCCTAACAAGAAGTAATCGGTAACAGAAGCTGATACAACACTTCGATAAAGTCTAATACCTCTAATAAAATTCTGTCCTGATGGCGGAGCAGTAGGTAAACTACTTACAGTAGAACCTTGTCCTTCTTTAATATAAGACTCGTTAGAAGGTAAACTTGGTATGGATTCTTCGTTCCATGGTGTTACCCATGTATATATGTAAGTTCTAATTTGTGTATTACCCGCAAGATCAGCTCGACCTGTAGTGTTTGCAGTTTTAGATACTGCGTCACCGGGGCTAAAGTATTGGAAGTCAGTAGAGTTAATAACTGTAATCTCTACGTTAGTAGCATTAAAAGACTTAGCTTCATCAGAAGTACCAAAGTCACGAACAGTTACAACGTTACCTGAACGAAGGTTATGTGCAGAACCACCATAAAACGTAGCTGTGTTACCTGAGTCACGTTCATAATGCGTAGAACTAACCACACTAAAAGATACTGCTGTGTTAACAGGCTCAGTATCAGGTAGTGGTAAACCTAGTTCATAATAACCATTAGTAACAGGATAAGGCTCACTACCATCTGTTGCTAACTCATAGTTAGATACTTTAGGTACACCATCGCCTGTATAATAAAACCGTTGCTCATCATCTCCTGCGTCACTAGCAGTAGCGATGTCGACTTCAGTAAGCCACGATAACCAGACATTAGCATTAGTTGATGGATTTTTAAGCGCATGTAAAGTCTTAATAGTTCCTGTACGCTCTGTGCTATCAACTATCACAGGTGTACGGTAAGGCAACAGATCACCTGAATACAACTTTACATTAAAAGCTGTTTGTGCTGCGCCATCAGGTAACAACTCAGAAGAAATCTTCGGAGCTTCACCTAGGAACTTAATTAACTTTACTGATGCCATCTACACCATCTCCAATGCTTGGTCTAGAGTTTCTTTATTTCTTCTAGTCCAACCTATTCCAAATGTATCAAAAGTTCTAAGATTTTCATAGAACTCTTGTCGTGCCGAGTGCATTTTCTTTATTACATCGTGCACATCAGCTTCGTAAACTTTCTCTAATGTCTTAGGCCCTATAGCTCCATCAGGCGAAGAACCCACAATACGTTGTAGTGCCTTAACCGATCTTCCCGGCCCACTGTTTACAGCCCAGTCAAACACAGACCAATCTATACCACTAGGTAATTCATCACCCCATATTCTATCCCAGTATTTATGTTTATAAACAGGAGCTACATCTTCAGGAGTAAGGTTTCTCATTTCATCTTCTGTTACATCACGACTCATATACTCCTCATAAGTCGCTAGTGTAACACCTAGATTAGTCATACCACCGGGATCACGAGGGTGGTCTACAAAACCACCTTCGTGTCTCAATAACATATCTAAGCAATGACCAAAGTTTTCCTTCATTTAGTTAACCCTTTTGATTTTTCATAACTTCTAAGGCCACCCAAACCGAGCATACCTAGTAGGACAGTCATCAAGCTGTCCATATCAAATGCGGGTAATTCTGGTATTTCTACCCCAGCCCACCCAGCACCGAATAAAATGATAGGATTAAGTACAAAATGATACCCAAGTGCAACAGCGCAAATCCAGCCAACAAAAGGCCTCCAGCCCGCCACAAAAAGACTTCTATGTTGGGCTTCTGCTTTATTAACTTCCACCTGTGCCATAGCTGCTTCATGTGCTTGTTTCTCAGCCATTGTTGCAATCTCATGCGCTAGCCTCGCTTTCTGGTCTTTATCCTCTATAAATTTATCAAGTAGACCAGTAACTGGCCCAACTAAACTACTTACTAGGCTTAACATTGTTTCCTCCTTTTCCTATATTCGTGAAGCCAAAGTAGGCCCCAACGAGTGCAGCAATGGAAACATAGTAAATGTTAGCCATAGCAGCTAATAAATTAGCAGCAGAATCAAGGCCAATGAGACTAGATAGAAAAACACCAGAAGGATAAACAAGCATGCCAACAAGAGAAAACCACGCCATTTTGCGTTGACTGTCTCTCTTAGCATCTTCATCTTCAAGTCTTTTTCTTTCGAACTCGATTTGCATTTTCTGCCATTCTTCTTTGTCAATGACGCCATTCTTGTCCTCATCTATACTATCGAAGTGCGTCACTTCCCCATCTCCTTAAGTAATGGGTTTTCCAAAGCACGTTCTAGCTTTTTATTAACCCGTTCTTCCATTGACGTAAGTTTTTCATCTATCGACGAAGTCCTTTCATCAAACCATTTTTTAGCTTCCTGAATAGAAATCCTATTCTCGCTTTCCATATCACGAAGTCTGCGCTCCACATCACCGATTGCTTTTTCAACTTGAATAACATCGGATCGTAAATCGTCTTTAATATCTTTTGCATAATCTATTGCCTCATCTAGTTTAACCATTGCTGTTTCTATCTTTGTTTCCACAGCTCCTATATCTAGATTGGCGAGCTTGTCTTTCATATCCGTATAGTCTTTATACACTTCGAACCCGCCGTACAAAGTACCTATCATAGTTCCTAAGGCCATAAGGATAGCTAACCCTTTCCCGCCTTTTACCTTTACTCCACCTACATCTAGTTCTGCCATTGCATATCCACCATTTCGTTCCACAAATAATCTGCGGCACCTGTGTAATATTCAGCATACGGATTATCGTAAGTTTTACCACCATCTAGTTCGTAAGGTGGGTAAAATTGGTTATCAACTAAAGTTATTTGTTGGTATTCATTAAAGCTTCTAACAGCATCAGATTGCTGCATGACTGCAATTCTGACTGACTCCATGACCGTGCTGTAGGCGGCAGTTTGACTGTTACTAGATTTACTTCCCCCGTCTCCTTTAGTTCGTTCTTGTGAAACACTTTTCTGTTCTCCATCTCCTTTTTCGTTAGAGGCACTTTCATTTGGAGCGTTGGTACTTTTAGGTGCTTCTGTTTCTCGAACAGCATTCTGTTGTTGACTACTCTCCCCATCGGATTCCCTTTCTTCAATTTGAGCTACTTGTTGTGGTTCTGAATCAAACGACTCAACCTCAGTAATCTTAATTTCAAAATCACCTGTAGGAGTATCCATCACTTCTACCTCAAAACTAGCCATACCGCCGTCGAAAGTATCAAGTTCTAATTCAAACGTCATACCTACGTCAGCTGTATAATCGGTATAATCTACTTCTATAGGTGGAGGTATATATTGTGAGTCGTATTCATACTCTGTAGTTTGTTTAATAGTTATCATCTCAGCTTGAGTAATAACCTGATTAATAACTTCAGTTATATAATCATACGTTAAATTGAAGAATACGTCTGAAAAACCGGGGCCATAATAATCTTGGTAATATCCTGCATCCATCCCATATAGTTCTAACTCAGCACTATTAAATGTAAGTGACCTTACATCTTGAGAGAATGAATAGTTTTGGGAACCTTGCCAGTTAATACTGTTGTAGTTATGAGTATAAGTATTCTGTAAGACACCATCATCATAGAGTCTTACTGTTATTTTAAATTCATCTTGACAGTCGCCTGTCGTATTAGAGCATGTAGGTAAAGTAGCATTAGACTGGTGAGAATAAACTGTAGCACCGTAGTCTATTTCTTTTTTGTTATCGTAGTTAGAAACATCAATATCGTAAGTTCTACCACCTCCGCCTGTTTGCTGGTTTCCTGTACAAACTTCAATGTTAGCGTCGTAACAACTTGTTGACATGTTTGTGTCAGTCACAACACCGGTATTAATAAGTTGATTTGTTTTTTCTTCTACAACAGTTACTGTTTCATATGATGTTTGGTTAACAGTTTCTACTATTGTCTCAGTATAAGTATATGTATAAGTCGTTTCTAAAAAATCACCCACCATTTCTTCTTGGGTGTTTGTAAGAGCTGGTACAACAGTAACACCAGTGACAGTTCCCCCGTTAGGGCCTGTGCCTCCTACGTTGTACTGTTGATCGTAAGCACTAGAGGAGGAGCAATAAAGCAGCAATCCCGCCAAAAATGGCAAGACCAGACTTGTCTTTAGACTTGGCATCTATATCCTCCTGTGGTTCTTCGGGTTTTAAATAATCACTGTTGTTCCTTTGCGTAGTAATAAGAGTCGGGGGTTTATACTCGGAGTCTTCCCAAGCTTCTGTTGCAGCTTTACCTATCTTACCTAGATATGGACATGGTGTTCCTGCCATCCACATGCCGTCCCAGACACGTTTATCCTGACAAAGAACAGACACAGCTGCTACTTTCATACCCATTCCATATAAAGAACGAGCAAGTTTTAGACGCTCGCAGTTTTCGTCGGTAACAGTTTGACCTGTTGCAAAACCAAGTATCTGTGTTTGTACTGCTACTGAAGAAGCAGAAGTACATACATCTTGGTTATTAATAACAATAGAAGGAGCTGAAGCTGTAGGTGGAGTTTTATCTACAGTTGTTGTACCAGTAACGGTACTAGAGATAGTATTAGTTTCTGCCATTGCTGTATTTGTAAGCAATGCCAAAGCGCCTCCCAAGACTATGGAGATGCTTAACAGAAAAAGTTTTGCTCCCCAAGTCATTCGACGCATTCATTTTCTCCCAGTTATTTTTTAAGTTTAAGGCACTTACCAGCTTTTTTACATTTCGCTGGAGCTGGGCAAGTACTGCATGGTTTAAAGACAACGCCGCCTTTTTTATAAGCCATGCCTTTTGATTTAGTTTTCTTTTTATCCATATTACACTCCGATCATAATTGCGGATAAGATTGATGTTAGTCCTACGATCATTGCACCCGCTGCAATGAGCATAATTTTTTCAAGGCGTTCAATTCGAAACAGAATCATTTCATACCTTTCAGCACAAACTGCTTCGTGTTTTAATAGTTCTGTTTCTACTTCAGCCACTTTAGTCATCTTTACCTAATCTCATAGCAGCTAATACGGCTGCTGTTTGATCCTCTACTTTCACTTCCGGTTCTTCTGGAAGTTCTGGTTCTTCCACCATTACACTACCTTCAGGCACAGGGTCTTCAGTTCTAACAAAAGCCCCGTTAGGTAACATCCATAATGGTGTGCGTTTTACTGTCATCTTAATCCTTTGGATACTTATCTTTAATTGCTTGAATTTTTGATTCCATATCTGCAGGGAATACACCCGCGTGAAATAACGCATCCAGCTGATCGCCAATAGGTGGGTATTCAGCTGCTCTGTTTTCTCTAACTTCCTCGTTACGAAAAGCTGTGTTTAATTCTGCATGGTCAGCAACAACAATTTCTGTTCCATCAGTTAAATATACTTTGTCAGCACTTGCTGTGTTGACATTTTCTAATATGGTTTTAGCGATAGTGTTGTAGTTAACCATTAGTATTGCCTCACCCAAATTGTTGTATCTTTGTGCCAAGTCCCATCATAGCCGCCTGAGTAAGTAGTGCCTTGATAATACGGAATTGTGTATGGACTGCCGGGGTAAGTACCTAATGGTCGGGCGGTTTCGCCTGTATTGTACCCTGTAGTATTTCTCCGACCTGCGTAGGTGGTTCCAAAGCTAATACTACTATCGTGCCCATAAGTATCACTGCCACTTGTACCAGCGGTAGCATACCATTGAGCGTCAGTTATATACACTGTGTTAGAGCCACACGTCATACGAATAACATTACCAGAAGCACTTTCTCCGCCTAACGCCCTGACAAAATCAGTGGCTAAACGGGCCAGACCACGAGAACCTGCGGTGGTACTTGAGCCTGTATCAGTTAAACCTTGCGTAGGAGAATACAATGTACCTACAGCGGCTTCACCTAAACT